AGCTAACCTTCTTTTAATTGTTCTAGTAGGAATGAAGCAATAATAACTTTTATTCTTTACTACACAATTTTGTTTGTTCCAATAAAACATACAATAGTAACCTCCTGTATGTTCATTTAGAATTTTATTTTTAATCTCACCTTCGCTTTTATTGTATAAGTCATAATTAAACTTGAGATTTTTAAAGTTTATTTTATGCTTTTTTATTCTAATTATACCAAGTCTATAAGGCATCTTAAAAAAGAAACCATCTATAAGTTCATCTACTAACATTTTATTAGCGTCTTCACATATACTTCTATATGTTGTATAATCTACATTATACTTTGATGTCTCTAATAAGTCTTTACTGTAGTAAATGTAACTCTGTTTAAGAGTTAGTACATTCTGTAATTTATTTTTACCTCTCTTCACTTTGTTGTAAAGGTCTTGTTTTGCTAGTATCATTATTTTTTATTTCATCACTAGCATCATTAATATTATCTGGAATCATCTGTAAGAAGAATGTAAGTTCTTTACTTACTATCATATCAGTTAAAGCTTTAGCCATATAATCACTCATAGGATAAGGATCTGTACTAATATCATAACAAGGAGTTCCAGCATTCTTATACTTTGAAACCTCTCTAGGATCAGCAAATATACCTTCTACATTGATATATTTAATGTTCTTAGGATAATTTACTATATATAAATAACCATTTCTAAGATAACACATAGGAAGACTAGAACCATATTTAGATTGTAGATTCCATTTAGATTGTGCCTTAGAAGTAAAGTCTATGTTAGAGACTTTATCTAATCCTCCAACATAGACTATTGCATCTTTATTACTAAGTTCTATTAACTTAGGAATTGGATTTGTAGTTCTTAAAACTAATCTATTACTTATAAGTCCAGGTATTTCACTTGCATCTATTTTAGTTAAAGGTACTTGACCTAAATCCTGTATTACATTAGAAGATATAGGACGTTTCTTATCAACATCTTGTTTAATAAGAACAGCTCTAGTGTAGTTAATAATAAATTCAAGTTGCCTATCAGTTATTTTAACATCATCAGATCTATTATCTCTAATTAAGTTACGTAGATTATATACTAAATGTGGAAGTGTTAGAATAAATGGATTACTCATTAATTAGACTGTTTTCTGTACAAACATTTTAATTGCTTTTAAGATGATTTCTGTTTCTTCAAGTTCATAAGCTCCTCTTTTCTGAGCAACTTTAACTGCATTAACAAGTACTTGTAAAGCATGATTTTGAGTAAACTCTTCTTCAACTTTAGCTACTTCATCTTTAACTTCAGCCTCTACTTGGCTTACTACTTTTTCTACTTTTTCTTTAATAGTTGACATATTATTTATTTAATTGTTATTACTACTCCTGCACTAAATCCAAATCTAACATTCTTACCTTGCATATCTGAATTTAATCCTACTCCAATTGCTGGAGCTATTATTAATCTTGGTTTATTTATAACTGTATTTACACTTGTAAGTCCAGTAACACTTTCATCTTTATTAGCAGATGTAGCATATGTAGTTAATGTACTACCTTTTAAAAATCCATTAGACTTTAATGTAGTTGTTAAGTCTATTTCATCTCTAGTTTTAATATTCCATTTAGATGTTCCTGAATCTACTTTAATAGATGCGTCATACCACTTTGTACTAATAGAATCTTTAAACCTGATTCCTTTATATACTGTATCAACCTTATGAGAATAATCACTATTACTATTTGTATTAACTACAGATATTGATTGTATCTTATGATCTTTTTTTAAACTGTCTATGATGACACTATCTTGTTTACTCTTACCTGTAAGTACTTGAATAAGTTGATCTTTATCACCAACTAAAGTACTTTTATAAGCTCCTAAATTTCCTAACTTAGTCTTATAACTATGTAGAGTATCTGTAGAAGCTTTTAATAATTCTGTTGTTACTTTATTCTTTTCTCCTTCTCTAACTAAAAGAAAAGAAGTTATTGTTAGTAAAGTAATAAGAGCTATAGTAAACCAATTAATCTTTATATTCATACTGCAAAGATAAATAAATTATTTGATTTATCCAAATATTATGGATTATTTGTAGGAGGAGTATTATTAGCTTTAGCTGCAATAGAATTATCTAATGAAGTTAATCCAAAGAAAGCTGCTGTTAATCCTGCTAAAGTAAACATAATATCATGATCAGGTGATTTAATAACATATGCATATGATAATGTTGAAAGTAAACAGATAAATCCTGCTACCCTTTTACTAGAGAAAGTCATATTGTCTGCTCCAGTAGTAATGTCTGTAAATAATTTTTTAATAAAGTCTTTCATGTTTAAACAAATGCGATTTTAATACCATATATAAGAATTGTTGCTCCTCCTCCTGTTGATGTTTGTAGTAACAAAATAGCAGAATAAGAAGGAATAGAAATTGTTCCATTTTTACTATTACCAAACATATCAGTCCAAGTACCTGTTAAGGTTTGTATAGGAGTAGAAGGATTGGTAACAAATAGTTCAGCATTACCTAAGTTAGTAGGAGTAATATTACTTCCTCCATCATACCCATAAGTAGATTGCCAAGTAGATAAACTAAATAAGTGATCTGTAGTATAGTGAGATACAATATCATTTGTTTCTCCAGATGGTCTACAGTAAGCATTATTATTTATAGTACCTATTGAAGTAGCTAAGTCAACAGTAATGTTTGTATAATTAGCCAAGAAATATATTAGTTGTCCACTTTTAGCAAATAAAACATTTCCAGTAATAGTCATATTATTAGGTTTAGTACCTGCATTATCTTGCATATAAACCTGAGTATAACCATTATTATAAAATATATTACCTGTAACTGCACCATAGCTAGTTCCATGTAAGTACATACCACTATAAGAACAATTGTAGCAAACATTGTTACTACAAGTAAATCCTATAGAAGCTGTATCAAAATAAATACCATGAGTTAAAGCAGCTCCTGAAGTAGTAGTTCCTGTATTAGCTCCTGCTAGAGAATAAATAATATTACTATCTATTAAATTGCTACTAGAGTTAACTCCACTAATATTAAAGTATAAACCACCACCATCATCTAATACTGTATTTGTATTAGTAACTTGATTGTATTGAATTGTATTACCAGTTTTTAATGCTCCAAATAATCCAGAACCTCCAACATTAGTAATAGTATTATAAGTAATAGAATTACCAGTACAAGTAGATGCATAAGCAACTGTAATAGCAGTTTCTGCTCCATAGCCTGTACTACCATCACTACTTTGAGCTAAACCAGGAACAACTGCTGTATTATTGATTTGGTTATTATAAATAGTATTATTTACAGAGTCAGCACAAAAAATTGAGTTATTTACACAATTATTAAATACACAAGTTGATATTGTATTATATTGAGAACCAGTATTAACAAGAACTCCTTTGATACCTGCATAATATATATTACAATTAGTAATCGTGCAGTTAGTATTATAGTAAGCTAAATTAAAATTGTAACTATTACCACCTTGTACAGTAAGATTATTAAAGTAATTATAGTTTTTACCTGTTCCTGAGAAAGAAACTACTGTATCTATCTTACTAGCAAGTATAGTGTATGAGGTTGGATTATTAGCTCCAAAGTACATACTAATAGTATAAGTAGCTGGGTTGTAAGTCCAGTCAAATAATTGAGTGCAACAGTTGATATGATTCTGTATAAAATAACCAAAGTTAGCTGTAGGAGTTTGTGTTCCTCCTCCTATTGCAGAATAAGTTATTACTCCAGATGATTGTCCACTTATTGTTCCTCTAGTAAGAGTATAATGTGTTTTTCTAATTACAACTTCACCACCTACATAACTAGGAGAATTAGATAGTCCAGAGTCAGTAATAGAAGTAGTACCAGAAAATGTAGAATAGGTATTATATCCAGTTTTAGGAAATCTTCCATATCCTTGTACTGTTCCATTAACAGTAACAACATTTACAGTAGAACCTAATCCAGAATCTGTATAAGTCCATATACCACCTCCAGCATTTACCCAACCAGATGTTGTTACAAATCCAGTTAATATAGGATTAGCTCCAGTTCCATAAGCTCCAAATGTTATATTATTTACTGAAGTTCCAGCATGGGAAATAGTTAAAGAACCATAAAAAGTATCTCCTCTATTAAACAAAACTGAATCACCAGGATTTAAACTAGCAGCATTAACTTTAGTTATAGTCTGCCAAGGAGTACCTGTAGAAGTACCATTATTAGAATCACTACCAGAATTTGCTACGTAGTATGTTGCCATTTATTATAGTATTTGTGACATAACACAAGTAGTAGCACTTGTGAAGTATATTAAATATGTTTGTGCTTTACCAATTGGTACTGTAAGACCTGCATTTAATCCTGAAGTCATACCTGTACCTAATGTTATAGTTATAGCTCCTGATGCTGTTGATGCACTATTATCAATAGTAAACTGTATTGTTGTACCTTGTGCTGCACCTACTTGTGTTGCAAGTAATGTTGCAGTAGGCATTGTAAAGGCTACAGCTGTAGTTGATGTTGTAGTGATACTTGACTGTACTTGTGCTGCTGTAAGAGTAGCAGAAGCATTTACAGCTGTAGGTGTTGCATTAGCTTGATAGTTTTTAAGTATCATAGTATTTACACCTGTCCATACATTTGTTCCAGCTAAATAAGCCAAAGTACCTGTACCTGCTGGAAATGTTGGAGTACTTGCTGCAGTAGTAGTTAAATTAAGTGTAAATGCACCAGTTGTCTGTAAGGTTGAACCTGTTACTAATGTTAAAGTAGCTGATGTAGCAGGAGCAGTAATTGTTACCTTATTTACAGTACTTGAAAGTGTTAATGCACCTGTAATAGTAGTAGCAGGAGTTATTGTTACTGTAGAAGTAGCATTTATAGTTAATAATCCAGCAGAACTAATATTAAATGTAGCTAAGTGAGTAGAATCATAAGCAAGCCCTAAAGCATACTTATTAGTCATAGTTACGTTAGTACCATTGGTAGGTTGAGTGAAGAATGCTCCATATCCATTAGTATAAGTAATACCAGTATTAGTAGCAGCTAATGTAGTAAGTCCAGTTCCTATTACTGCGAAGTTAGTAACTGTACCAGATACAGCAGTAGTAGCATCAGTTAAAGTTGAAGCTCCAATATTTAATATAGAACCTGCTTGTGAACCTGCTTGTATATTTGAAGTAGCTTGTAAACTTAAGTTAAACTGACCTTGACTAGTTAAAGAAGCGTTATTAACAAATGTAGGAGTAGATGATGCACCTAAATAAGATTGAAAATACCAAGTAGCATAAGGGTTAGCACTTGAAGTACCTTCTGCTATTTGTCCAAAAGCAAAACTATTTGAAGCAGGAGTACCACCAGTATTCCAAGTAGAACCTTGTTGGAACCATAGAGGACTCCATTGGTTAGGTGTACCTGAAGTAGATGCAGTTGCATTTAGTAACTGTAAACTAGTAAATGATGTAGCACCACTTGAAGAGTGAGTTAACTGTAGCTGCGCACTTGAAAATAAAGCTAAAGAAGGAGCAAATGTATAAGCTGTTCCTGATTTAGTTCCATTCTGATAGAACAACATAGCAATATTACCACCCGGAGAAGTAGAACCAGATGCAGCACTACTTATTAAATATGTTTCAAATAACTGAGATGCGGATGAACCTGTATTCCACCCATAAGATGAAAAATGTATTCCTGGAGCAGACTGACTTAATGTAGAAGTAGCTGCTGTTGAGTTATTAAGAATTAAACCATCTCCCCAAGTCCCAGAACCCTGCACTCCATAGCTTGCACCAATACTACCAACATTAACTCTTAAAGGAGCACCAGTTACAGTTCTTACAAGTGAAGTTACTGGAATACTAAATCCAGATCCAGTACCTCCTATATTAGCAGCAGAAGCAGATAAAGTATCACCAACTACATATCTTGAACCTGGAGTAGTAATTGTTACAACTGTAACAGCTCCACCAGAAACAGTTATAGTAGCTATAGCTCCTGTACCAGTACCTCCTGTTAATGGAACTGATGTATAAGTTCCAGTAGTATAAGATGTACCTCCAGTAAGAGTTCCAAGTCCTGCAACACCACCAACACCAGTTAATGATGGGGTAATATCTAAACCTATTAAAACATCTCCAGTAGTAGTTGATGTTAAGTTAGGAGTAAGTATTTGTCCTTGTGCTAAATTATTGACAGCAGTTAAAGTAGGATTGAAATAAGATTGTCCATTAATATAAGTAGTACCATTAAAATAAGCACTATAACTACTAGATGTAATAGTATAAGTAAATCCAGATCCAGTACCACCAATTGATGCTGCAGTTGCAGAAAGTACATCTCCAGTTTTATAACCAGAACCAGTTGTAGTTAAAGTTACTGAAGTTACAACACCTCCAGCTACAACTATAGTAGCTATTGCACCGCTACCTGTTCCACCAGTTAGAGAAATACTTGTGTAAGTACCATTAGTATAAGAACTACCACCTACTATAACACCTCTAAAATAAGATGATGGGGAATCAAAATAAGCATTAGTAATAGTACCAACACTAGCTCCAGCATCTGTTACAGTACCAATTGCTTCAAATACAACATTAGATAATATTGAATGAGTACCAGTTGCAGCATTCCATACAGGAGCTTTAGCAAAAATTACATTACCTAATGAATCATTAGCATTTAATTGACCTGTACTATTTCCATAAAATACTGTTCTATATCCAACAGTAGATGACCCACCAAATTGGTATTGAGCAGTAGATGAATTAGAATTATTATAAGATGAATTTGGATTATAAATATTTGAGTTACCATTACCAAAGCTTACAGGGCCTGTAAAGGCTGTAATATTTGAAGAAGGTACTATATTTAAATTACCTCCAGATGTTGTTGTAAAAGTTGTATAGTGAGTTCCATCATAAGCTAAGGTTAACTGTGTACCAGTACTTGTCATTGTTACAGCACCAGCATTAGATATAGTCATAGCATCAGCAGCTCCATTATTTACAACAAAATGTATTGCATTTGATGTAGTAGTACCAATAGCAAGATCAACAGAAGTAGATGTTAAATAAACATAGTTAGGTTGATTAAAGGATCCAGTTCCAGTAAAACCAGAACCATTCATACCATAATCTCCATAGTAAGTAGTAGCAGTACTATTACTATTATTGACTACAAAATCAGCAGAAGCTGTAGAACCTGTATTAGTATTTTCAAGTATAATCTGATTATACCCAGCTATAGAACTTTGGTAAGAACCAAGAATACCAGTATCAGTATATCCTAAAGTACCTATGATATATTCTCCTGCAGTCATACTATAACTACCAATAGTTACATTAGTAGTAGCTCCTGTATATGGTACATATGAAGTTGCTAACATAGTTCCAGTTATACCACCAGTTGCAATAGTAATTGGAGAACCAGATGTACCAGCTCCAGAAAATACTGATGTAGAAAAGTATACGGTATCTGCTGTTGCAACATTTTGTACAAAAGCAGTAGTAGCTAGCTTAGTACTATTATCAGAAGTAGCTTGAGTAGTAGCTGTAGTACCATTTGGTAATGCTGGAGTACCTGATAAATTAGAAGCAGTTCCAGTAGTATTCTGATTCCAAGTTGGTACAGTCCCACTTAGTTGACTATAAGGAAGTGAAAGTGCAGATAAAGTAACTAATGTTGAATTGCTTGTAGCTGATATATTAGCAGCAGTTCCAGCACTTGTAATATAGCCAAGTCCTGTTACATAGTTTATTACAGCAGTTCCAGAAGGATACTGTGTAGTACTTGCAACTACAGATGATTGTAAGTTACTTATTAATTGATATCCAGATAATGAAGGTGTACCTGTAAGTTGTGAGTATGGTAAAGATAAAGCAGATAATGTAGTAATAGTACTATTAGAAGTAGCGGTAATATTAGCTGCTGTACCTGTTGTATTTTGATTCCATGTAGGAACTGTACCTGTTAATATAGAATAAGGAACTCCAGTAAGCCAAGAAGGATTACTATAACTTCCAGATAAAGATACATAAGTAGATGCCGCTGAAGCTGTAGTTAAATAAGTTGAATTATCATAACTTACAGTAGTTCCACTAATCTTAACAAATCCAGTACCTGATAAAGCAGGTTGTTTATTATTAAATGTGTTCCAATCTGTAGATGTTAACTGACCAGATTGTGAAGTAGTAGCATTTTGTAAAGTTAAAGTTATAGCTGGTGTACTAGTAGCTGTTGCAACAGTACCACTAAATCCATTAGCTGTTACTACAGATACAGAAGTAACACTACCAGAACCAGTACCATAATGAGAATCAGCATATCCTTTATCAATTAATGACCTATCTGTAAAGTTAGCTGAATAATCAGCACTATATTTTAAACCAGCATTAAAAAAACTATCACCAAAAACTGCACCTGTACTACTATTTAAATTTAAGTACACTGATTGTGCACCAGTTGTATTAGTAGTGCCAATGTATGCTGCATTACCACTTACTGAAACTTTACTTTGATAATAATTAGTACCACCAATAACTTGATTTACTGTACTTTGTATTATTGGAAAAGAACCACCAAGTATTTGATGAGTAGCTCCATTACCTGATACATTATTACCAATAATTAATTGATTACTATTTAATAAAATATTTGTATTTGATGTTATAGTTCCACCAAGACCAACTGTACCAGATGTATTAGTTAATCCATTACTAAATGAGTAAGAAGTAGATTTAGAATCTACATATGCTTTATCTGGTATCCATCTTGGATTTGTTGTATTATTAGCAGAATAATCAGCATTATATAATAAACCAACATTTGAAATAGAATCAGTAATATTTATACCGTTTGTATTAGATTGTGTTATAATACTTACACTTTGCCCAGAATTAGAATATTGAATTCCCCATCCATAAGGATATCCAGTTATAGTACTTATATATACACTACCATTTGCACTAGAACCAGATATAGTAGCAGCATTAAAAGAACCTCCAGATAAACCTAAACTAATTTCATTTCCACTACCATCAGTTCCAGATAGTGTAAGTGATTGAGTATTTATATCAATCGTTGTAGCTTGATCTAATGAACCACCAAGAACAATACCATCTGTAGTTCCAGGAGTTAAACCATTACCAGCATTAGGATAGTAAGGAACAGCTAAAATACCATTACCTATTAAACTATTTTCTTTAAAATAAAGAGTAGTACTAAGAGCATCTATATATACTGGACCCAAACTATCAAACTGATAATCTGGATCAATACTAGCTCCATTGAGATTAAATGGTATTAACCTAACTAAAGTATTGTATAAAGAATCAGATGTATCATCATATATACCTCTATTAACTCTGTATCTTAAAGAATCAATAGTAAGAAATATAAGATCTAAAACATCTTGAGGATATAATTTTTTTGAATTACCTATTTCTTCTGCTTGTAGATTGTTCCATAATTTTGTAGCAAAGAACAACTCAGCATCTTGAAGCTTAGTTAATAATGAAGTATTATCAATCGCCATTAATTATTTAATAAGTCGTCTATGTAGTCATTTGCTAAATCTAAACAATCTTGTGCTTTAACTGGTATTGCTCTACTTCCAAAAATTTCTGCAGCTTTTAATGCTTTTACTACATTAAAATATGGTTGAGTATTTTTATCAAGTTCAGCATTATTCATTGTACTAGTATTACTAGAAGTAACTAAATAATTACCATACTTTAATTCAACAAAGCAAGATAGTGTATAGGTTTGAATAACTGGAGTTAGTGTTAAAGACATATTTGAAAGCTGATATACAGCTTTTATATACATATCATTCTGTATTACATAAGTAACTGGAGTACTATCTGTTATTACTAAAGTTGTTAGAATGTTATTGTTTGAATCATATAAAGTTATAGTCTTAGTAGTAAAAGTACTATAAGTATAACCTTGGTCATTAGAACCAAAATTAGATGTATCAGCAAAGGAGAGGGTAGTACAATCACTAGATTGTGTCATACTAAAGCTTTGTGCAAATGTTGCCATTTAGTTTTAAATAAAAAAGAGTAACCTTATACAAAGTTACTCTTTTATTTCCATATTTCAAAATTTATTTTTATGCAGGAACTATTGCAGTACCAGCTCCACCTAGAGCAGTAATTGTAAATAGTATCCAAGTTGTAGGATTAATTAAGATAACATCAAAGAATGTGTTAGCAGGGATTGCTGCAAATACACCAGCTGTTGATACGTTATTTAAACTTACTGTACCAGAATCACTTGCACTAACTCCTAATTTAAAACCATTAGCACCTATAAAACCTGTTATAGTTGTACCAACAACTAACATAGAAGCTTGAGGTAAGGTTACTTTATTAGTTGCAGCAGAAGATGTAACAGTTACATATTGTGGTGCAGATGCTAATATACCAGTAGTCAAACCATCTGTAGTTGCAGTGGCAGTAGTGTTATTTAGTGGTTGTAAAGTTCCATTAGGAGTAATAAAGTATCCAGCTGTCTTAGAATTATCTAAAGCATTTCTTTCACTTTTATGTACTAATTTCATTTATTTTAATTGATTTAAAGGTAAATAGGGAGTTATTAGCTCCCTATATAATTAGATTTGAGCACCTAGAGTTTCAGTTGGAGCTGATTGGATCAGAGGAGCAATAAGAGCATCCCATTGAGTAGTAGCACCAGTTGTTACTGCAACAATAGTTGTTACAGGAGCAGCAACTCTACCAACAGTTTCTAGACCACTTTCATGTGACTGCAAGCTCTCTATAATGTAAACATCATAGTCAGTTCCAGGAACAGAAAGGTAGTTACCAGTTTCTACTGGGAACAACAGTCTGTTAGTTACACCTGTATAACCAAGACCATACTGTTCTAAGGTTTTTACTTGATAGTAATTACCAGAACCAAATGCTGGAGCAGTAGTTAATGTAACAGTACCCCAAGAAGAGAAGTAACCATTAGTATCAACTGAACTAATTTCAGCATTAAAGAATACTTGATCATAATATTCACCAGCTAAGTTAACTGTATTAGCTACAGACTTAGCAGTCAATACTACAGTACCAGCACTAGGATTTGTAGCAGTTACTACAGAAGCTGGATCAGCATTTACTTTATTGTAAAAAGCTGTAGCAATAGTAGTAGCTGTATCAGTAGAGCTAGCTAGAACAGTGTACCTACGGAGATTTTGTCTCATTGGTAGGATTTCTTTGTCTGAAACGTTATTTACTAAGAGTGAATACTCTTGATTAGCTACTGGAGTACCAGTAGTAATAGTAATAACTTGTTCAGTTTTGGCAGCATAAGCTTGCTTTGCAAAGGAAGTAATATCCTTGACTTTAATTGGATCAGAAAAGACAGGTTGTCCATTTTGATCTCCTACTACAATTTGGAAGGTATCTGACTGTGCAATTGTATTACCAGCAGAGTAAGCAGTACCATCTTTTTTGGTAACTACCCAAGTACCTGCAGTTAATGCAGAAACACCTGTTTGTGCAGCACCCCCAGTGTGTACTAGGACTTTGTAAACGCGATTTGTTACACCCATTAAGTTAAATTTTAATTGTTTTTATTTTATTCTATTTTTGTTTGTTCATTTAAATTAGATTGGTATCTTGCTGATTCTATATTCTCAAGAACCATTTCAATAGCCATATCTAATATCTCTTGATGTGTATGTGGTGCTAATTCACAGTTTACATCTGTTGTTGTACTTACATACTGGCTGCCATATTGCATTTTAGCCCATTGCCTTATATAAGTTAATATTGTACTTGTTACAGTAAAGTTACCATCTGTTTCATATACTATGTTATTTCCCATTACATAGTAGAGAGGATCATATGCTATAGGAGACCAAAAAGGATCTCTAAGCAATATATTCATTTCATCATTGTTAGTTTGTATTCCTGGTACTAACATAGGAGTAGTGCATCCAGGAAATGTTGTGTAACATTGATGTCTCATTAGAAACAAGTAGTCACTTGGTAATGCACTATAAAATGTATTACCTGTTTGAGTTGGAGTAATTGGAGTAGACTCTACCACAATTACCCTCAAATCATCCATTCTCTTTTGGGTCTGTTCAAACCCAGTCTTAAAGAAGTTGTTACCAAAAGCTCTAGATTTTACAAATCTTTCCTGTGCCTTATTCAACCAGTAGTCAACTTGCTCAGGAAGCATATAAGGTAAACTGAAATCTAGCGTTTTGTCTAACTCTATATTAAAGTTATTGTGAAAATCCGCTATTGTCATTTATTACTTCTTTAACTTACTTATTTGTTCTGCAAACTCTATTTTGAGTGATTGATGTTTAGGATCTTCTAAGAATGTAATAGTACTTTCTTCATCATGTCCTAAGAAATCTTCTCCATAGTAATATGCAGATTTGTTCTTTCTTAATATTTTGTTTGCTACTAGATCTTTCAAGAATACTTTCATATCAAGTTTCTTATCTCCAACTAAGTTCAAGAACTTCTCTGGATCTTTTTCTAGTAATTCAAATAATGTAGATTCTACTACATCTGGTTTTACACTTGTTAGATTTACATATCCTGGATATAATTTCAAGATATCAATCATTTGATCAATGCTAAGTTTATTAAATTCAACTGTAGCTTTTCTCTTAACTGTAAACTCTTTATTCTTTTCTCTTGCTGCTTTTTCTTCATCAAAGATTACATATCTTGCATAAGGAAATAAACCCTTATCATATTCTTCTTGAGAGTTAGCAACTCTTTTATCAGCTAACAAGAACTTATATGCTAGTTCATGTTCTGGATTATCTAGATTAAGAACTTTATCTTTATCTGTCATAATCACTCTGTATTCATACCAGAATTTAGAAGCGGGTGATAAATCTTTCTGAAGTATTTTACCAAGTGCTTCAGCTTCATCTCTGGTTAGTCCCGTCACTATAGTTCCAGTACTATCATGCATTGGGCCTAGTGAATCTTTTGTATTTTTAAATCTCATGAAACCATTCCATGTTGGTCTCTTAATTGGTTTGATTGTTATTAAATTTGACATAAAATTAATTAAATGTTACTTATTATTTTTCGCTTTAATAGGGGCATTTTAAGCCCCTATAATAAGTTATTTAATTAGGTAGCACTGTATACCAACTCTCCACAAGATAGTGGGTTTTGGATCATTATACCAGTCTCACATAAGAAGTGAACTGCATAACCATCAACAGTGTTAGATCTAATGTTGTTAATTGATTTAGAGTGTCCTTCTGGAGATACAGAACCAGCTGTAGTCCACATTACATTCTCTCTATCTTTCTTTGCAACTTTCATAATGTTAGACTCACCATCATACATACCAAAGTCAATGAAAGTAGCTCTGTATGATTCTTGCGGTCTACCAGTAATTGGATGCAACAACCTGTTATGGATTGGATCATCATACAAAGGCATGTGCATCAGAGTTACCTCTGTACCATTCAAACCTTTATAAGTCATGAATTGACCACCCAAACCAAGCTCTTGTCCTGAACCAGTGATAAATTTAGTATCCTGAACAACAAAGTTTCTAGCACCTAAGCTTTCTTTCATTGCTCTATCAAATGCATCCATGAATCCTTCACCACACAATGCAACAAATTTACGCTGACCCATATCAATTACATTGTAAGATAAGTCCATCAGGAAGTCTCTTATAATGTTTTCAGTAAGAGTAGTATAGTTTCTTACGTTAGCTGGAGCAATTTGTTCCCTCAAACCAGAACCTATATATACAGGACGACCAGTTTCACCTTTCAAATCTACAGTACCATTTGGATTAGCATTGTATTGTGAATAGATATAAGCCCTTTCCTGCTCTCTATACCATTGTGCTAAGTGTGTCCATACTTGAACATCTTCCCACATAAGAGATGTTTTACCAGTCTCTTTATCCTTCATTGCAATAACCATTACATCAGTTGCAGCAGAACCAGTAATTTCATAGCTCTTACGTTGCAAAGTCAAATGGTTTCTCATCTCAAAAGGTGTTACATAAGTAGTAATACCTGAACGAGCAGAACCTTCTTCAAAGGCACTAAAGTCCTTAGAGAATTCCTGTCCACCAGCCAATAAAGCAGGAGGAATAAATGCAGCCTTGTTTGGAGTGGTAAGTTTCAAAGTATAGCAAAAACCATCACCATCTTGAACTGGATCAGATACTACAATACATGGATAACTCCTATCATTAGGAATTAAGATTTCACCAGACACAAAGTCTTTTTCTGCCAATACTACTCGGAAGGTTTGACCATATAAACCAGGAGTAGAACCACCATCACCATAGTTCCTTACTACAGTTACTGGTCTTTCTAAGTCACCCATTAATCTCCACTGGTATTGACGGTTAGTAACTGTTCTAGTCCTAGCCAAACCACCTGTAAGGAGGGATAATGGATTACCATAATTTGTACCAAAGATAAATGATAGTGTGTTATTCACTATCTCTGGCTGGGTTAAGAAAGCAGTTGATAGACTATTTTGGTCTGTTAGTCCACTCCACTTCTTACCACGATAAAGCTGTAAGCCATTTACGTTCATTAAGTTTTGTTATTTTAATTGTTAATTATTTAATTATACTTGTTTTTGCATATTTTTAAACATCTTTTCAAAGGCTGAGAAATCACTAGAATTTCTTGGTACATCTGCTGTAGAACCTTTTACAGTTGTTTCAGTCTTAGAAAGAACAGTTTCTCTAATCTTTCTAGCTGCAGCGTTTTCTCCTTTTTTAGCAGCTTTAGCAAAATCATACTTTTTAAATTTAAGATATGCTAACTCTACTTGTGTTTTATTTGGATTCTCTTGTAAGTCTTTTTGATATGCTGTTAAACCAGCTTTATCTCTTTTAAACAAGTAGTTCTCAAATGTTTTCTTTTCTGCTTCTGGAATTTCTAGTCCAGCTATTTCTTTAGACTCTTTGATTATTCTCTGTATATCAGATACATACTCTTTAAGAGCTTTTTCTCTTTCTCTAACTTCAGCTTCTTGTTGTTTAAGCAAGATTTCAGTTTGTTTGCTTTGAATAGCTTCTAATTTCTTAACTGCTACTTTAGCTTGTTTCTCTAACAATAAACTATCTTCATAGTCTTGTAAGATTTCTTTTATTTCCTCATTAGTGTAATCTTGAGATTTTAAATGTTCTCTGATTAACATCTTCTGATTAGCCTCATCAGTAATATCAATATTAGTCAAATCAATTGGACCTGTTTGAGCTTCAATGAATCTTTTTGGGTCTCCACCATTCTCTAGATACTCTAGAAAACTTTTTGCTAACTCTGGTACTGATTCTTTATATTCTTCAATACCTTGTGATATTCTTTTATTAACTGTAGTTTCAAATGCTTCAACTAAGTCTTCAGCACTATCACCTATTTCTGCATTCTCTGGTAAATCTAATACACCAGTCTCTGCCATAATTTCAATGAAGGGTTTAAAGGAGTACTCAACCTCGTCTTCTTTCTTGACTTCAGTTTCTTCTTCTTTCTTTTCTTCTTTTTTCTCTTTTGTTTCTTTAGGAGATTCTTCCTCCTTTTCAACCTCTTCAAGTTCTTTCTTCAGATCTTCTAAGCTTTTTACAGCTGTCTCTGATTCTTCTTGTTCTTTCTTTAATTTTTCAATTGCAGTCTCTTGAGATTCTATTGTTTCTGCAGGAGTTTCAATTTCAAAATCCTTAAAAAAGTTTGCGTCTGTGTTTATTTTAATAAATTCGTTTGGCATAAATTCTTATTTGATTACAAAATTAGTGTTAATTTTTTATATAATAAAATAGTTTATCAATTATGTTTACATTATTAATGTTCACTATAGCTATTTTAAGTTTGTTAGTTTATAAATTGTTTGATAGAGATCTGCTGCAATATCATCTATGATAGCTTGAAACCCTTTTCCATTAATACAATCTCTATTAGTATCTATAAACTTTGCTAAAGAATTCAGATAAGATAAGCTATCTGTTTTCTTAGAACTAGGTATAGTTATATCCTGTATACCATATTTACCTTGGTATGCTTCTACTAACTTATCAGTATCTTTAAGTATATCTTTATAGAAGTCATCTAGTATAAGATGTTCAGCAAATGCTTTAGCAGCTAAGTGGCATAGATGAATTGTATCTCTAGCTTCAAATAGCTTTGCAAAGAACTCAGTAGGTCTTATACTATTTATCTTTAATTCTTGTTTTTCAGCCATTACTTAGAACTTGGTTTAGGTCTCATCTTAGCTACTTGTTTAGTAGTCTCATTATTTTCTGCATTCATCTTATAATTAGTTAGAAGCTTTTGTTTTTCTAACTCTAATTTTTCTTTATCTAGATTAATCTTATCAGAATGTTTAGCCATATCTACAGCTAATTTCTGAGCTTCAAATACATCTGGAACTCCATTGTTATTAACATCTGGATTTTGGTCATACCCAATAGCTTGTATAGCTGCAACCTCTTTCTGGATTTCTCCTTTAAGAACCTCTCTTTGATCAAGTCTATCTTGTAGAGTATTCTGCATATCTTTCTGATTTTGTAAAGCTTCAGCTTGCATTTGTTGTTCATGCTGTTGTTCAGCTTGTTTATCTGCATCTGCTTTAGCTATTGCTTGGTCTATAATATTTTCTACTTGAGATACAGATTCAGAGAATATAATAGTAGCTGCTTCTTTAAGTGTAATCATACCAGAAGATATAGCTTGATTAGCAAGAGCTTTAAGATCTTGTAATGCTTTAACTTCTTTAGCACCATTAGTTACAAATACTCCATAATCTGCATTAATAAAGTCTGAATCAATAGAAATTATATTTCTACCCATATCATCTAAGATATAGTTAATCTTCTTACCTTCTGGATATGCTACTTTAGCGCATTCAATAAGTTGTGTAAGAACGTTCTTTTTGACTTCATTATGTAAATAGAATAAAGGTTCAGTAACGTGAGAACTTTGTGTTACACTTCGTTCAACACCTCCTACTGTTTCAGAGCTTGTAATAGCTCCTAACCTTTGTCTAGTAACTCCCATAAGTTCTGAAGCCATATCTTCTATCTTTTCTAAGATATGAATATATTGTCCTACAGATTGAGATAAAGTCATATCAACTCCAGCAAACTGATTAAAGTTTGATGTCTGTCCTTGGAATTTACCTTTACCTTCTTCAAATGAGTTTATGAATGCTATACCAGCTGTATCAAAGTAATACATCCATTTATCAATATCTATACCTTGTGATCTAGGAATTTGTGCAATATCCATAATCATCTTCTTACCTTTAGCTTTAGCTATCTCAAGTTCCATTCTATACATGATGATGTTGTATAGATATTGGTGATGTTTAACTAAGTCTACTAAAGAAGTTGGTTGAGAGTTTCTACCATTAGATACTGCTCCTACAAATCCAAGTTTACAAAGACTAGGATTATCTATAGTTCTATATTGAATACTCTTAGGTCTAATTCTTGTATAAATAGCTTGACCTATTTTAGTACCTTCCCATACTTCAGATATCCAAATCCATTCTACAGTTTCTCCATTTTCCTTTACAGGTTTATATGTTTCATCTACTATAGTTTCAGACTTCTCAAGTGTTTGTGGATCATAAGTAGTTAGATAACCTATTTTTCTCATAGACTTCCATTCTACTCTTGTAACTCTTACATAACCACTTCTATGAGTATTATCAAAGCTTGGTCTAGTATAAGAGATAGGAACAATAGGACCAGTAGCTGGACCCATAGGCATTCTAGTTTGACCTGCTACACCTGTTGTACCACTGTCTATTGCAGTTATATCATCCTCTGATAGATCACTACCATAAGTATCTATAACTTCACTAGGAGTACAATACTTAGTATGAGCTCCCCATTGAGAGTCTTCAATAAAGTCTTTATCTGGGTTTTTATCATAATCAAAATCTAATGGATTAACTACTTCACAAATAGGTTCACCATTTTCAATACCAACATAGTAGAACTCTTCAGAAGTAATTAAACTATCTTTAAATCCTTTATTAAATTTATATTCTAGATTTTGTTGTTTTACAAGATATTCAGCTATTCTATTAGCTGTTACTTCTCTCATATCATTTAGAGAGTATGTAGAGTAATCCTGTAATTGTTTTGGAGTTTGTTGTTGAGGAGGATTAGGATTTTGTATATTAACTCCTTGTTGTTGTAACTGTCCTACTAGTTCTTGTTCTAAGAAGTCTAGTACTAGTTCTTTCTTTTTATCTTCTATCTGAGATACTGCATCTTCATTTACAGCAACTACTCTAAAGTTAAAAGGACGCTTAATTTCTTCTCCTTCTAAAAGTTTTAGTTTAGGAGTAATGATATTATAGTTTTGTAACTTAGCTGGAAACTCTTCTTTTAATCCATATGGATTAGTAATGTATCTCCAGTCTTCAGGATCTATAATAGAGTTATATAAATCATAATTGATCTTTTTCTTTTGAAAAGAGTTATATCCTACACTTAATGAGTGTGAAGTAGATAGTCCAATAATGAAGTCTACATTTTGCTTTCCCCACTCTTCATCCTTTTTTGATCTAGGAAGTTTCTGTCTTGGAAAGGAATATGGTAAATTATAATTTATATCTGACATTAAGAAATAATAATTTTACAAAATTAATCAATTTATTTTGAATTTCCAAATTAATAATATTGAGGCTTTCTATTTACAAATAATTGTCTAGTAAAAAAGTTATCAACTTCATCAACATCTAACTGAGGTTCTTCTACTTGGATCTTGTGCATTTCCAAATCTTGCATCATTACAAGCATAAAAGCAATGACTCTATCAAAGTTACCATCTTTATTATAACCTATTAATTCTTTTAATAGAGGTATACTAGGTATCTTAGTTAATTGTAATTTCCCTGGTTCTAATTCAGTCTTTAACCAATCTCTAGTCATAATCTCTATAGCATCTTTTATTTGGTTAGTCATGTGAGTACCAAATACTCTATCTACTTTAGTATTAGGAGATATAGACTTTATAATAGCAGGTTGTCTACAAAGTAAATGTAAACTATTCTTTGTTTCAAAATAAGCTTTAATTCCTGGAGTTTGATTTTCATACAATGCTTGTGCATTATAATACTCTAGTAATCTTCTACACTGTTCATAGAAATCACTAGCAAATTCTGGTCTACCAGTGTATTCAGCTACAAGTGTATGATAAGTTTGGTCTGCATTAACAAATCTTTTATATATCATTATAGAACCCATAGAAGAAGAGCTATCAGCTTGATCTTGGTCTATACTATCTATACCAGCTATATATGTACCATATTGAGGATTCTCAATAGGTTGTTCCCATATTACTACAGCTCCTCTAGGATCTTTAGAATACTTAGTAGGATAGTCACAAGGAGTTAAATCATGGTCTACTTTAAACATAGCTTTACCATTTTCATCTCTTTGCATCCAACCAGTAGCACCTAATTCTTTTAATCTTCTATTAGATTCTATATTAGCTAGATGTTCTTTTAGTTCAGCTGTAGGGAATATATTACCTTGTTGTACTAAAAATGCTTCAGATGGAACTACTGGTCTATTCTGTAACTCATCATATAGAGGTTGTTTACTTCTACCATTAGCTAGTTTAACTCTTTCATTCTCTAAGAACTTTCTAGCTTGAACTTCATCAGTAACTCCTTCATCATTCTTAAACTGATTAAGAGTTTTCCAAGCAGGTACAAAATAACCTATCTTACCTTTGTTTTCATACTCATCTTCAAATACTAAACAATCATAAGGTTCAGGATGGTAGAACACTTCTTTAACAGCTTCAGTACTACCTCCAGCCATATCACCACCTGTACCAAACATCCATATAGTACCAAACTTTTCTGAACCATTCATAGTACATTCTTTTAATTGACCTAGAGCTAATAAGAGATTACCCATAAAACCAATCTCTTCTAAAGCTACAAATCCTGGTCTTGTTCCATTGGCAGCCATAGGATTGTCTGCAAATGACCTATGATGAATCATAGACTTCGACCCTTTCTTTACCCAGTTATTACCTATCTTTTGATCATACTCAGCTACAACAGTTTTACCAGATTCCCAAGAGCCTGAGAATTTCTTTAAGAAAGGAGCAGGATAATATCTATCACCTAACTCCATTCCACCAGTAAGATTCTCTAGTCCTAGTCTAACTTTCTTAAGTAAACCAGAACTATATTTAGTATCAATAGCTCCTACTAGAGTTTCACTCTTAGCTTCTTTTAAATCACTATAAGAGAATACTCCATCATGTAAGAAGTTCCAAGCTATAAGATTAGCTGCAAAGAAAGATTTACCACCACCTCTAGCTTCTATATCAACAACATTCTTAGCATTGTTATACATAAGAGGTCTACCAAGATCTTCTTTATGATTCCATCTTAAGTAGTCTCTAGCTTCAACATAATTAACTGGAACATATCTTTTAGGTAAACTACGAGCTTCTCCTAATCTAATATCATCCCAAGGTTCTATCTGAATTTGTTTACATTCAAACTCATCATAGAATAACATTGTATCTTTTAATGACCTATCACAAGTATTGTAATGGTCATATTCAAAACCAGAGAAACCTCTAGCTTCCATAAAAAGATATCCTTTCTCCCATTCTAAATCTCTGAGGAAAGGATGATCTATTACCTTATTTTTACTATTCTTAGTTTTATTTAATTCTATCTTCCAATGGTTAATGTATTGATATACAGGTCCAGGCATATACTTACCACCAGACCAATAACCTTCAATACATCTCCTTCTCTCCTCTTTCCAGAAAGTTCTATAGTCTAAACTGAGAGGATTTAACTTCTCAATCTTTTGTTTGAAATTAGAATTAGATACATAACTCATTACTGTTTAAAATAACCTGATGGTACATGGAGTGTTGTGACTATTTCTATATTACTATCATCTTCTTTATAGTACATACTAAGGTCTCCTTTTTCAGTATCATCTATAAACTCTGTTTTAAAATTAGTAGGCATCTTATAATTAATATCTTCCTTTATAATTTGTACAAAGTCTTCTGGTAATTTTAGTTCTTTTTCCATATTATATATCTTCACTATCTGCAAGTGACAACTCATGTCCACCTTTAGTTGCACCTACATTCTTTTCTTTACTTAATTCTTCTTGTATAATTTTAAATGTCTTAAATATCTTTTCAGTACCTACAGACATTTTATCTATCTTATCAAAGTTATCTAAATCATATTCAGTATCTCTGAGGAACTTAGTTCTTTTATCTAGAGTTTCTAACCACTGTCTTAAGTGTCTTTTAGCTGGAGTATCTACAAGTTTCATAATCATTTCTATAGCAGGATTAATCATCTTAAGATTCTTATTATAGAAATCTTTATCTTTAAGATAATCTTTACCTACTATAGAAACTCTTTCTTCTAGTTCTAAATTATAGAATCTAGAATCTAAATCAAAGCAAGCTACTATAAACCACATAACATCAGATGACTTAGTTTTAAACTCTTTCTGTATAGTCTTAAACTCTTCAATCTTTTTAAACTCTGGATACATTTCCCAGAAGTTATACTCAGGATCTATAATATTAAATACTTTGTCTGTCATTCTTATTCTTTATGTAGTTTTCAACTCTTCTAGGTTTGACACCAAATACACCTAAATGATGTAATCTAATTGCTTGAAATTCTCCTTGCTCCATAGTATCTCTAACAAATTCAAATTGAGATCTAATCACCCTTTCAATTACTTCTTCATCTAGATTATATTTACTCGCTAGAACTGTTAGTATCTTCTGATTCATTTTGATGTCTTTTAATATAATCTTTTAAATCAGTAAATGAAGTCTCTCCAATATGACTAATCATAAATGTAACTCTATTACCTTCTGAATCTACACAACTCTTCCAGATTCTTTTATAATCTATTCCTTTAGTAATTGCACTATATCCTAAGTATAAGTAATCTGTTTTACTTAATGGATAAATAAGTGTATCATATTTTTTAGCATAAGGAGATTTCTTTTTTGCTGGTTTAAATCCAATGCTAATTATTTGTTCTCTTGTAATGGACATATTAATCCTTTAATTTAATTCTAAGTTTTAATGTATATTTATTATTCTTAACTATAATTTCTTTATCTAGAAACTCATAAGCATCTTCTCTATCTAGATAATTAGTAAGAGTCTTAATCATAGTATTCTCTCTATCAAATAACTCATCAAGTGAATTGTAACTAATTGTTATTATTTTTATATATTCTTTTGTATCTTCCATTATTAATCTTGTATTGTAAATTTAAATTCATTAATATACTCTGTACCTACCTCTGGTATCTGTACAAATAATCTAGGATTAATTGTAAGAGCTCTTACATTATCATCTGTTTCTCTTTTAACAAATACACCTTTATCTGTTAAAGATTTGATGTAGTTATTTAAATTATAGATAGAAATGCCCAATGCCTCTGCTATGATTTTACGGTTAGCAGAGGAGAAGGTAATAGCTTCTTGTTGATTGGGTGTCAACTCATTGGGAAGACTAGCTAGTGTATTTGTGAAGTGCACTAAGATTGCTAGTTCTTGTTTGGATAGATTGAGTATAAAGTTTATTGATTTGTAGAAATTTGTATAAAAATCTTTTCTACTAATTGTTTTTTTAAATATCATATTTATATTTTAACTTTGTAGCGGGAGTTTGACTCGAACAAACAATACTTAGGATAATGAAACCTACCAGCCTACCCAGGCTTGTTCCCGCAATATTTAAAGTAAGCTCCTGCTCCTGGATAAAGGAATTAAGCAGTATTTGCTGCACTTACTTATTAATTTTATTTATCTTTCTTTAGACCTGTGTATAATGCTAGTATAAATAAACCTCCACCTACTCCAACAAATACACACAGTTCTAAAAGATGTTCCATTACAAATTTTCTATTAGTTCAATTAATTTCTTTTCAGCTCTTTCTCTAGCTTTATCCATTAAAATTGGAACTTGGGTATTACCTAAGAATTTTTTCTTCCCAATATTAATTGGATCTGATTCATATTCTGGCATAAGTATCATTGTACCTAATGCTTTAACTACTGCTTCAACTTCTTGTGGAGATGAGTGTCTTATATAATTTGATGGTACTGTTCCTTGGTATACACCACTAAATGAATCACTTTTCATACTTTCTATTGCTATTTCTTTTCCTGCCATAATTCTTCTTTTAAATCTTCTAAGAATTTCTTCTTAGCTTTTTCTGTTTTTAATTCTAAATATATATCTAATTCTTTATCTTTAAGCAATCTCTTTGAGTGGTAAACCACTTTGTTTTCTAACTTCATCTACTGTTACTAAGTACTGAATGTACTTCTTTTTATTTACATCTGCTGTATTAGGCATTAAATAAGCTTGTATAATATCATTACCAAACTTAATTACTTTCCAACAGAATGTAGGTATAACAAACTTACTCTCTATTAATCCTTGATTACCAAAACTACCACACCATACTTCTACTTGTTTATCTTCTAATGCTAGAGCTCTAGTATCTTCTTCTAAAGCTTTCCAAGTAATCCTATTTAAGTGAGGATGTTGAGGAGCCATATTAGTATAATAGAAAGATTCATCTTCGTCTTCTTTATTATCTTCACTATCCTTTGCAGGACAATTATGACCTCTATCCCATTCACTACTATTCCATACTTGATCTACTTCTTGTAGTTCTGGATCAGCTTTAAAGTCATCTGCTCTTTCTACACTTGTAGAACCAGGAGTTAGCTCTTCTTTAGTTTCTATCCAATGTACTAATATAGGATAATGCAGATCAGTATCATAGTTAGTAGTATAATGATTATGTTGTATTATTACTATTCCCATATTATAATTTACTTAAGTCTGTACCATTAAAATAATCTAAATCAAACTCACCACCTATTTCTTTACCATCAATAGTACCATACTGACTATACTGCCAGAAATCCCATTTAGAATAACCTTTAGGTAATCCAGGTTCAGTCTTTTGATAAGAAGCTAACCATAGATAGTTATTAGGCCAAGCCATATTATTTAGATACTCAGCAAAGAAGTTTTTATAACTATAGATAACTACTTTCCTTTTTGTTGCTGCTTGTACTAAATCTATCCATTCATCTATTAATTGGATGAATCCTTGTTTATTTTTAGTTATTTCAATATTTAAATCTGCTGGTACTTGATCTTCTACATCTAGCATAGGAGGAAGTACATTTGGTTTAGAGAAATCAATATCTAAACTTAAGAAGTTATCAGCTTGAGATTTAGCATCTGCATTAACTGTTAAGAAGTGATAAGCTCCTCTATATATATCTTTAGTCTTTAAGTATTGCCAATAAGTATTAAACTTAGGATCTCTAAAACCATTTCCTTGTGTAGCTTTACAATAGACAAACTTAATGTTTGGATCCAGCTTAGTAAAGTCTACTGTATTATTGTGACTAATGTCTATTCCTTTTATATAACTCATATTACTCTTTTATTCCATATTTTTCTTCTGCAATCTTTTTAAATCTTTCTACTAACTCTGTATCAGTAGGATTTAAACTCTCTTGCTTCTTTAGTATCTCTTGCATATAAGCTAGAGCTCTACCATTACTCCTTAACTGACTTTTACCTCTAGTCTTTCCAAATAAATTTCTACTCACCTAATTAATTATAAAATCTTTATATCTTTTTCTAACTATATCTGAAGCTTTCTTTTCAGACATCTTAGAAGCATTCATTAAATCTATTACCTCATTATCATAACTCTGATAGATTCCTAGAAGTTGATTAATAATAATATTCATATCATAATCATTTATAGGAAGATTCTCATTCTTCATAACAAGATAGAATCCATCTTGAATCATTATACTAGTCTACAAGGTATATCCAAATCTTCACTAAGGTAATAAGCAGCACATACTCTATGATATCCATCTGCAATAATTAAAGTATCATTAGAACCTCTTACTAACAGTACTGGTGATAACTTCTTACCTTTATTTACCTTCTTTATATTCTCTTTAACATGTTGATTAGAACTAGGTAGCAATTCTAGCTTACTAGCTCTTAGTATATCTTTAGCTTTCTTCTTTATAGTTCTAGTAGTCTTAAGATACTCAACAATTACATCTACAACTTCAGATTCTTTAATTAACTCTAAATAATCTGCAGCAGCAGGATAATCATGTTCCTCTGGGTCTTTTAACCAAATACTTTTATTCCTTTTTAATTCCTTTGACATCTAATAATCTTTTTAAAAAATCTATCAACATAGATCTTTCTATTTCCATTCTAGGAGATATATTACTATCACTAATAACAATATATTCTTTTTCTAGAATAACTTTATCATCTATACTTAATTTAATAATCATAATATTAATAATAGAGAGGTTTCCCCATTTATAGGACAACCTTGGCTTAACTAGTCTTAGAAGCAGTCATACCTCTCAAAACCCATAATGATTGGGGCATCTCTATCAACCTTTTAGCCTTATTCCAATCCAACTAATCCTAGTTAAGTTGCTCTTTATATAAGTACAAATGTAAGTAAAATAAATGACAATTCCAAATTTATTTTATTATATTTTTATTATATTCTAATAGAACTGTTTTATCTATTATATTAATCATCCAGTCTAATAACTCAAATGGTTCTACACATTCTTCTATAAATAAAACTCTAGGCAGTATACCATTTAATCTATCTTCTTTCCACATTTTAATATGAAGATTAATACTACCCTTTGTTTTTAAAAGTGTTCTTAGTAAATTAGGATGTTTAGTAGGCTTTAACTTTCCTTGTGAATCAAATAAAAAGAAAGCCTTTTTACCATCTATTCCTTTAGTATCATACTCTATATCTCTATCTAATCTACCATCAAAATCAAATGTGTGTCTAAACTTTAAATACCAATTAAAGTCTCTATTGAAGTTATCACTATACTTCATAAAAAATTTTAAAAATTTTAAAAAAATGTTTGTGGTTAATCTTTATATCTACCCTATTATCATTACCCCATCCTAACATTTGACCTGATTATACCGGGTTGTTTCTTATTAGGTGGAAGTGATTTCTGCAAATATAAGAATTCTTTTTTACAATTGCAAATTAATCAATTAAATAATTACTCAAACATTAAACACATGAACAAGATTAAATCTTTATTTGTTTTCAACAAGGTTGATAACAATGGTAATGCAAGGACAGTTGCTTGCATCAATGGTGATACATTCATCAATGCTAAATGGTTAGCAAGTCAAACTGAATTAACTATTGCTTCATTACCACTATTGGTAGGTAGTAGCATAGAAGTTGAATACTTTGTTGAAGGTGAAGTATTGCAAGCTGCAGAAGGTGATATAGCTGAAAAGCTTTGCACCAAGAATAATACTATAGTTAAAAGCTTTAGTGTTGAGTACAGCATTGCACTTACAGTTGCTAAAATGTATAAAGCTGCATAATGATGCAATTAACATTAGGAATAAGTGTCATAGTGATGCTTATTCCTATTATACTTGCAATCAAGGATGAGAGAAAAGACAAACAGTCTAAATGGTATAAAGAGAATAGATGATTAAATAAACTAAAGGTAAGCATAAAGGTTAAAGTTAGCTCTGCACTAAAGTAGCTAATTAGGTATCTAACTGCTGGTATTCTCGATGAATACTATTGCTTATCTTTAGTTTAATATCTTATGTAAAAGAGTGTTAATTGAGTACTCTCTATCTCTCAGCACTATTTCTCACTAATCAACTTATCAGTTAACTTACACTAATTCATTATTATTATGGCTAATCAAGAGTTTAATCCTTCTGAAAATAGTATAATATTACTATCAGTTTTAAAGTATATTACAGGTGAAGTTGTTCAAATAAATAGAACAAATAGAACAATTTACCTTAGTAATAACACTCATTGGAATGCTCATACATTTCATCAAAACGTTCAATTATTAAGAATGTTTATGAATAGAGAAATATCTATTGACCCAACTATACAATTAATGCAAAATGCAGTAAAGTCAACAATAGATGCTATGAAAAAGCAATGTCCAATGAAAGTTATATCTTTAATAAAATAAATATATTACTTCCTAATGGTAAATACAAAGGACAATCTGTTTCTTATGTATATTCAATTCATCCAAGCTATATTAAATGGTATTTTGACCATGTTAAAGAGCTTAATGAATTCATTGAATTGCAAAGAAAATACGACAGTAAACAAGGTGATTAATTTCGCCTTTAACTAATCATTTTATTAACCTATTTTAATTATCAGCATTATGTACCTTTTATTACTCCTAATAATACTATCAGTAATACTCTTTTACTTAGTATTTAAGACAAACAAGATTAAAAAGTCTTATCAATATAATAATTATAAGATTGATAAGGCTAAGAATACACCTGTTTATACAAAGACTAAAGACCTTTGTAGAAGAGGAATGCATCATTCATTTAAGTTTAAATACTAAACTTATGGCAAGACAAGAATTACATAAATGTTCTATATGTGGTAAAACATATGATATTCAAAAACATGAGTTTTGTCCTAAGTGTGGAGAAAATGAAAAAGAATGGAAAAAAACACATTCAATGCTTAGTAATTTGAGTAATAACTTCATTGATGAAATGGAGTCTTTTCATGGATTTCAAGAAGTATTTGATTAAAATACTACAAAGAACTTTATAAATTACATTCAGATTTTTCAATTACTACTGGTAGTAAGTATAATTGAAATTAGAGAGAGTAGTTTATATTGAATAGGATTCTAAAGTTGATTATACAGTCTTAAGTAGACTTAGACTACAAACTTCTTGCCTATTATTTAAATGCATAACACGATAAAGAGGAATAATAAACTATCTAGTTAATAACCAATTGCAACAGGTGAAAACTAAAAGGATGTGATAGCAGCCTCTTTATTAAATTAAATTGAAATCAAATTAAATAACTATGATACCTACAGTAATACTTTTAATTATTCTATTTGCATTGTTAATCAATATCTGTACAAATACAGATTGGAAACAAGAGAATGAAGATTTAATAACTATTTGGAAATGGTTATTTAAATCAAAAATATTGAAATAGTATAGATAACAATGCTTCTCAATTAGGCACGGTTAATTGAGTATACTATTTTAAAGAACTTCATTTAACTCTTCAAACTTGTACAAAGGAGTTATCTTATAGAAGCAGAGATTAGTTGCAAATAATCTTTGCAGTACAAGTGTGGTGCACATCATCAAAACGAGAAAGAAAAGATCATTTAAAAAAGACTATTATGTAGAAAACGGCATGAAGAGCCCTTAATAGTCGAAAACTTAGCTTGTGTGCAGAGCTATTTTATTAATTAATCAAACAAATTACTCAAACTTAAAACTATGCAAATAGAAATCTTTAACCATATTAGTCTAGGACAGGTATGGAATGTGAAACAGCGTGGAACTAAAATGTATTGTAGAACTGTTTCAGATAATATACAATACAAAATTAATCTAATTGATTTAATTGATTACTAATATGTGGTATTTTGTTTTAATATGTATAGTAATATTTCAAGGATATATTATTTATAAACAATACAGAATAATTCAGTTAGATAATAAATTACATGAATTAGCGGATCAATGTGCTGAATTAGCAGAATTATTCAGACCAAAAGATAACTCATTACCAATAAAATCAACAGGATATTATAAAACTGATGAAAATGGTAAATTAATATTTGTTGAACATTAAAATATTAAGGGTAATAGCATCGTTCTTTTCCATTTTGCGTTTTTGTGAACTTTTATTTAACATCTAAAAAGTCTATTACCCTTATTTAAAACTTAAAATTATGGTATCAATAACAGTATTAACAATAGGATTTTTATTCTTTCTATCCTATATATATTTAATGACAACTCCTACACCAAGAAAACATTGTGATAGATGTGGTAGAGAGTTAAAAGAAAGACATTATGGAAATATCTATTATTGGATATGTCCTATTCATGGTATAAAAGAAACTAAAGTTAAATAATATGAAATGGTTTAAAGCAATAACAACAATTTTAATACTTATATGTATTATGGTTGGAATCAATTGGTTTGTTATATCCATTAATAGTATTAAGCGAGGTATCAATAAACCAAGAATTGATACAGTATTAACTATAAGAACTATTAGACATTATAGAGATACTGATACAGTAATATTAAAACATTTAAATTAAATTTAATGGCATCAAAACAAGAACAATTAGAATTAGACTTTCTAAAAGTGAAAGTTAGAATTGTAAGAGATATTACTGATTGTTCTACATTTGAACAATTAGATGAATATATTCATAATGTAAACAAAATATTTGATATAACCTCATTCTTAGACAAAAATAAAGCGAGTCATAAAGAGATTGGTAATGTTGAAATATTAGAAGAATAGTAAAGATCCAGGGAAATACTGTATGGAAACAGTATAATAGTAGGTGAAGGTTTCACCTTAAATGAAGTTATCTTGAAGAGACTAACGACTCTTTAAAGAGAATTAATCAGCCTACTATTATTATTTTAATTAATCAAATTTACTACTCTAAACAATAAACTATGACAGATGAAATAGTACAATCAAATGTAAGAGCATATAATGTAGTCCAACAAGGATATAGTGATGATGCTTTAAAGGTAAGAGAGTCATTAGGTAAAGACTTTACTGATATTCTATTTAGGAAGTTGTGTACTTTATCTAAATTAGAAAGAATTGAAGTAATAACTAGTCTTTCTAAAGTTATTAACAAAATTTAACCAATTTATTATGAAATATAAATATTTTATATATAATATAAATGGTACTTTATTATATGAATCAATGTGCTCATATAAAGAACCATTAGCATTAAAATTAGCTGAAAAGCATTGTTTAATATCACAATTAAATGGTAATAAAGGTGCATATAGCAAATTAATGCCAGAAGGAATTGCAGTTTAGTTAGGAGTAATTACTGTAATTTGATTAGTTTTTAATATAGTGGGAGACAGTGGTGCAAAGCCATTCTTGCCAAGGTTGAAACCCAGTCTTGGTTAGTAGTATAACAGTTATTACGCCTACTATATTATTTTATTTAGCTTACCTAACAATAATTATTATGAAACCAGAAAATTTTGCGATAGTGAATGGTGTAATAGTTTCAGATGAAGATGCAATCATTTGGGATTTTCAATAAATAGGATATAAGTATATATCCTGCATTTGTAAGCGTATTGGATGTATAAAATATCCCCTAAGATGATGGAACATAAACAGAACTATACGTATTCCCCAAGAATATAGTCCTTCTGTTAGGCAAACATGAGCATTTAGATTTAATGCTTGGGAACTATAGGAAAATCTCGACGATATAACTATCCCTTGAAGGTTCGTACCCTTCTCTTAGGACTATTCTATATGATAGGATATAGAGTATGAAGTTAACACAAATTATCTACAAACAAATTTAAATTTAAAACAAAATGAATAAAAGATTTTTAACAGGCTTTGCTATGATGCATTTAGCCGCTGATGCTGCTTCTCAAGGTGGAAATAGCAATGAATTAACTAAAGAACAAGTTAAACAAATCATTGAATCTCGTAAAATTGTTACAGAACCTGGTCAATATCAGGCTAAAGTAACTAATGTTACTCTTTATACAAGAGAAGATGATACATTAGTACAAATCAATAACTTTGATTTGATGACTCCTTGGAATCTATCTGAAGCAAAGCGTTTGTATAAAGAAGGAGAGTATACTGAAGCTGCAAGCCAAAAGCTCTCTAACAATTCAAGAGTAGGTACTGATTTCTGCCCTAAGAAAGGAGATATTGTAAATGTTGTATTAGATATAATTGCTACTAAGAATCAACCAAATGGTGTTCTTTTGATTAAAGCAATTATGCCTCTTGAAACAAAGAAAGCATCTGCTGTATCTTTTGGTTTTGATGATGAAACTGAAGAAGTTAATTTAGCAACTGAAAAAGCAGTTGAAGAACCAGCATTAACTTAATTGTAAACCTAATAGTAGTAGAGCCTATCCTCTACTACTAATTTAAATTAAAACTATGAAATCAAAAGCATTTGGAATAACATTTTTAATATTGTTATTCTTGTTACATCTCATACCACTTATTATATATATTATATCAAGAAATATCAATACTCTTAGTATGTATGCTGGTCTTTTAGTACTTGATATAATTATAATAACAATTTGCGATATGAATGGTTTATTTACTGATTATTAACCTTAATTAATATGAAATTAAAACAAAAATCTTGGTATGCTTGGTATTATCAGAACTTTTATGGTGAAGATTTACCAGTATCTTTATGTGTATTCTTTTGGAAAGAATTACTAGCAATAATACTATTTCCTATTACATGGCTTAATGTTATATTTAATTACAAAAAACAAGACTACGATAGACTTCCTATTGGATTAACTATTGCATTACATTGTGTAGGAATAGGAGTTGGGTTATTAATTACAATTCCATTACATCTTAAAAATCCAATACATTTACTTTGGGTAGGTATTCCCGGTTTAATTTTATTAGCAATATTAATTGGTATCGTAGTAGGAGTAGGTTTTGTATTATATCAATTAGTTGGATTTATATCTAGATTATTTTATAAATATAAACCTGCTTATAAAGAACCTAAACCCAGTTGGTTTAAAGAAGGTATAAAAGCATTCTTTGGTAAATATTGTCCTAAAATAGATTGGTTATGATTTATAGACTTATTATAATACTTTCAGTATTATTCTTTGCTATGCACAATAAAATAACTATTGGAGAATTTTATATTATCTGGTGTATATTATTAGTAGATCTAATAAAAATAATGATGAATATGGAAATAATGATTATTTCTATTAAATAAGGTAAGGTCCTGTAGTTCAACGGATAGAACGGGAGATTTCTAATCTCTAGATAATGGTTCGATTCCATTCAGGACTACAATTAATCAAATTAAATAATATAAAAATAGAATTAGAACAAACAACAAACAATACTGTACCAATTAAAATATCAGTTACAATAGAAACTCAAGAAGAATTTGATAGTATATCTAATTTTACAGGATGTGTTATTGTAAATGATTTAATAGATACTATTGAAAGACCTGCTGTAAAACAATTTTTATCAGTAAAGTCAAGAAAAACTATTATTGCAAACTTTTTACAAGGATTTTGGAAAAAACTAGTGTTATGAAAAAGTATAAATTAATTAAAGAATATCCGGGTTCACCTAAACTGGGAACTATAGTAGAACATGAAACTAAATGTGTATGTCCTAATTATAAAGTTAGTATAAATCAAGAAACTTGGATATTTGCAGAATCTAGTATACAGAATTTCCCTGAATTTTGGAAAGAGATAATAGGAAAAGAATATGAAATATTATCTTTTAAAATTAATGAGGATATATATAGTCATGTAATTATACTAAATAAAACTCGAAAAGGATTTATGAATACATTAAACGGTTTATATTTATATGAAGAACAACTATTAACCAATAATGACTATAAAATATATTCAGTAAAACGTTTATCAGATGGAGAAGTGTTTACTATTGGTGATGGTATTAAATCTACTGAATGGTCTAAAAAAGATGATCAAGATATAATTACAAATATATGCATTTGTACTGAAGATCATAGTAAAGTATTTGGAAATTTAAAACCAAATAAAATAATTTTACAAACAGAAATAACTTGGCAATGTAATTTAGAATCTGCAATTAAAGTTAAAAAACCATTATTTACTACAGAAGATGGAGTAGATATATTTGAAGGTGACACATTTAGTATAGTTTATTCTGATTTTTCTACTCATTACAATGTAACCTTTAAAAATCTTATTAAACCATTTTGTAAGGTATTTTCAACAAAAGAAAAAGCAGAAGAATATATTTTATTAAATAAACCTGTTTTAACTTATAATGATATCATTAATATTACTCAATTTATAACAGCAGTAGAAAGAGCGTGTGTATTAATTCAAACTGAAAAATTACTAAAACAAAAACTTAATATTAAATAACATGAATGCAACAATAACAACTGGAATAATTTTATTAGCTACATTAATAGCTATTAATTTAACTTGTATAATAATCAATCATTTTGTAATTAAAGCGGAAATAAATGATATATTAGACAAGGATTTAAGAATAGATTTACTTCAATCTCTTCAACCTATTTATAAAATATTCTTTAAAAGGGTAATAATCTCAGCAAATACAGATTATTTTAGTTGTAAAGAAGATTATATAAGATATTCAAGTTATTTAAATATTGAAGGATTGCAAGAAGATTTAAATAATTTTTATCATAAATCCAGAAGAAAAGAACATACAGATTATGAGTTATTTAATGAATTTAAAGAAAAGAAAGTTTTAGAAGTAGAAGAAATGTTTTGATTTTTCAATTATTTTATCGTATTTTTGTATAATATTCCAATTATTTAATGTATGAAATTAAAGACTTTACTAATCTCTTTACCTCTACTAAGCTATCTGAACTATTAATATTAGCAATTCTAGTATTTTTAGGTGTTGCTGCAAGAATTAGTATAGATATTGAGATTAGTAAAAAGTCTTTTAAACAGATTAAATTTTTTCCTAGATATTTCTTAGCATTAGTATTATCTTATGTTATTGAATTATATTTAGTGGAACATGAAGATGCAAGAAAATATTACGCAGAAATTATAATATTATTTTGTATCTTTGTAAATGATCTTATTAAGTTTGTACTTAATAACACTGGTAGAATATTTATTTATATTTTAAGTGCCTTTACTAAAGGTGTATTTGATTTAAAGAAGTTTCTTGCTAAATCTGAGAATAATGGAAACAAACCAATAAATAAAGAATTTGATAATAAAGAAGAATAATGTATTATGCAGGACAATTAATTGATATTTCTCTATGGTCTTGGTTACTTCTTATAATGATTAAGAGAGTAATATGTAGAGGCTTTGATATAAGATTAAATACAATAGTAACAGCTTTTAAACAACATAGCTTTATATCTATTACAAGAGAAAAACTTCACAATCTAATCAAGAATCATCATTACTATAGTGAAATATTAATATTAATTGCATCAGCATTAATGGTAATAAGTATAAGTAACGACTTATATTTATACAGTCATAATCTTATAGATAAGATACAAACACTAGATATATTTAAACAATTAGTATTTAGTAAACTTATTAGTATAGGATTAATTTTTAAGTTTAGACGATCTCAGCCTAAACTATTCAGTAACATAAAGGAGGAAATCAAAGATGCATACAATAAAATTGTTTCTCCCTTTTCAGAAGCAGTTCATTGACCTTGGAGAAGGTAAAGATTTAGAAGCAACTGCAATACAATCACAGAAAAAACTTTTAGAACAAAATATATTATCTTGGATAATATACATACGTAATGAGGATTAATAGTCCTCTTTTTTATTTTATATATATGAGTAAATCAAGTAGAAAAAGAAAAGCACAGAGGAGATTAGACTCTAAGATGGGTAATTATGATAAATTTGGAGGTAAGTCTCCTTATAGTGGTCATAAATTAAATAAACCAGGAAGTAAACAAATTAAATAGAAATGGGATCAACAATTTTAAATAATATAACAGACACACCTTATTATATAAATTGGTTAAAAGATCAAGATTTTGTACAAAATTTCCATAAAACAATTATAAATCAAAATACATACCAATCACAAATAAATAATACTATGGCAAAAGCAGTAAAAGAAGAAGGAGAACCCGCTCCTTCAGAAGAAAATAAAGGTAAAAAATGTTTTAGAGATTTAAAAATAGGTGATGAATATTACCAAACAATACCTACTACTGGTATGTTATCAGTTATTAAAGTAACTTCTTTAGTTAAGTATGATGATAAAAGAGTTGTAGTTAATGGTAGTCATACAGTTAATTTTGAGAATACACTACACAACGCAACTACTTTTATAGTATATTTAGATAAAGATGAAGCTGAATTTTCTATTATAGAAGGTTTAGAAAAGAAATTAGAACAAGAGGTAAAAGATCTTGTGATAAGAGAACAATCTTTAAAAGAAAAAACTCAAAGACTTGAAGAATTAAAAAATAAATTTAAAAAATAAAAACAAATAAAACTTTCATTAACATGGAAAAAAATAATAACTCTATATTCTTCTTCTATCCAGATGCAGAAGAAGGTCAACCAAGAAAAGTAATTGCTGGAGTATTTAACTCTAATACTAATACTCTTATAATTGCTAAATCAGAATGTTCTCCTAAAGACAACTTCTGTAAAGATAAAGGTAGGAAGATTGCATTAGGTAGAGCCTTATGTAATAGAGAAATTAAAGTTAAAGAGTATAAAGGTAAACAATCTAAAACAAATAAAAATTTGTTACCAAGAATCTTTAACTTAGAATCTGCTGAAAAACCACAACAAAAATTCATTCAAATAGCAAAATCACTTTAACATGGCTAGGCTACAAGATATAGAAAAAATAATAGATAACTACGAAGAGAAGTTAAGAAAAGAAAAGCCTTTAAAAGCGTATAGTCATAGTAACAATTCTCTTGAATTAGAATCTGTACCTTATAATAAAACAGATTTAAAAAGCTTTATCATAGACTTCTTTAAAGACAATCATGGATACAATCCTAAACCTTGTTTTGCTAGAACTATTCAAACTAGAGAAGGGAAAGAAGAAACAACTAGTAGAGGACAAAGAAGAACTGCTGGAGATATATTCAGGTTTGCATTAAGATATTATTCTGATGATATTACTTTATATGATGTTATGGAAATATTATATGATTTAGTACAAAATGAATATAAATTTCAGACTCCTAACAGTAATAGTGATTATGCTACTCTTTATATGAATATTTGTAGTACTATTTATAGAAGGGTATTTAATTTATCACCTGGTTATAAAGGAAAATATAAATTTGATTCTAGTAATCAATATTATACTGATACTAGCACTAGTTCTATTAGAAATGAATTTCATATATTTGGATCTGATTACACTTTACTTTTTGATACTAAAGAAGGTAAGGAATTAGTTTCAAGTAAACGTAATGAAATTGTTATTCCTGCTAATATGACTAGTGAAGAGCTAGATAGGTTAGTTATGGAAAAACTAAAAAAATTGAAATCTCCAATAAAATTGGATAAAGTAGGTTATTTCTAAACTATCTCCTCCAATAAAGCGTTAAAAAGGAGGTAGATTATAGAAAGTAAAATAAATTTTGTAGGTCCAGAGGATTTATACAAAGAGGAAGGTAATCAACTATATGATCTAAAATCTATAGAAGATTGCCTTTCTTGGTTAAAGACATTATCATCAGTATCTTTAGATACAGAAACAGAAGGATTTTTTAATTTTAAGAATAAAATTATAATGCTTCAGTTATCTGACGGTAAAGAAGTTTGGGTGATAGATGTAAGAGGAAAAGAATACTATAATAAGTTAAAACCTGTATTAGAAAGTATTTTAGTATTAGGTCAAAATTTAAAGTTTGATTACAAATTCTTAAAATTTGAAGGAATAGAACTAAATAATATATATGATACATTCTTAGCTGAATGTGCTTTAACTAACGGTCTTACTGAAAGGCAATTAGGATTAGGAGCTATTGCTAAGAAGTATTTAGATGTTAATTTAGATAAATCTGTTAGAAATCAATTTATAGGATTAGAAGGTAAACCCTTTACATTCAAACAAATTATATATGGTGCAGAAGATGTACTGTATTTACATAAAATAAGAGAATTACAATTACAGAAAGCAGCAGAGTTAGATCTAGTAGATTATATACTATTAGAATGTCAAGCTTGTCTTGCAATCAGTGATATTGAATATAATGGTCTTGGATTTAATCCTCAAGCTTGGTTAGATTTAGCTAAAAAGGTAAATAGTAATATACCTCAGCTAGAATTAGAATTAGATCAGTTTATATTATCTGAACCAAAGAAGTATTATAAGTTTATTAACCAAACTCCTCAATTAGATATATTTGGAGGTGAAAGTAGAAGAGTATTAGTTGAATGGAGTAGTCCTACACAAATGCTTAAGCTACTTAAAGTAGTCTTAAATGATCCAAATTTAGAAAAGACTGAGGAAAAAGAAATTGCTAAATATCAATTTGATTATCCATTTATTAGTAAATTCATAGATTATAAGAAAGAAGCTAAACTTGCTTCTACTTATGGTGAAGATTTTATTAAGTATGTTAATCCTGTTACAGGTAGAATCCATAGTGATTTTTGGCAGATTCTAGTTACTAGTAGAGTTAGTTCTAATAATCCTAATTTACAAAACCTTCCAGCTAAAAATGATTATTTAAATTGTTTTGTAGCAGATAAAGGTAAGAAAATAATAGGTATAGATTACAAAGGACAAGAAGCAAGAATAGCTGCTTGTTTTAGTAAAGAAGCTACTTGGTTAGATGCTATTAAAGATGATAAAGACTTACATGGTGAAGTTGCTAAGCTTATGTTTAATATTACAGATGCTGAAGTAAGAAATAAACCAGATTTTCTTAGAGGTAAATCTTATAGAGATATAGCTAAGAATATTAACTTTATGGCTTTATTTGGTGGTACTAAATGGAAGTTAAGTAAAATGCTTTTGTGTAGCTTAGATGAAGCTCAGGATCTATTAGACAGATACTTTTCTGCAACTAAGAACTTACAAGTATATTTAAATAAATGTGCTTCTTATGGCCTTAAAAGAGGTTATATAAGAAGTGGTAAACCATATAGTGCTATTAGATGGTTTGAGAATTGGAAAGAAAATTTAGATATTTATAAAGACTCTAAAATTATTGGAGAAATTACAAGAAACTGTTTTAATAGTCCAATTCAATCTACTGCAGCTATTACTACTAAATTAGCATTAATTAAACTAAGAGATTATATAAAAGATAATTCTTTGTCTAACAAAGTAAAGATTATTCATGTAGTTCATGATGCAATATATACTGAAGTAGATGATGATATTTGTAATGAATTTGCAGAAATTCAATCAAATATAATGAAAAAGGCTGGTAAAGTATTCATACAAGATTTAATTATGGATACAGATATAACCATAGATATATATTGGAAAAAATAAATATTAAATTAAAAAATAATGCAAATAAGAAATAAAAAAAGAAAGGCATTAGAAGCAGAAATACAAAGAGAAAAAGACCCCAACTTTAACCCTGTAGAACATATAGTAGTAAACTCATTAGAGTATATTTTTGGTAAAGATCCTTCTGAATGGGGGATTTTATGTAAACCAATTGAAACTGTAGTTTCATATATGTGGGAAGAAAAGAAAAGAAAGCCTTTACATAAAAGGTTAAAACCTAAAAAGAATTTTCCTACTAATAGTCCTTCTACTAGTTTTGAACCAGTAAGCGTAACTTTTAGTTCAGGAACATCTACAATAATATCTTCAACACCTAGTTGGGAATTAACAGAATCTTCTGATCAAGAAGAATCAATTGTAGATATTGAATTTGATGGAGAAGAATCTACTTCTATTACTGATCATGGTGTAATTACAGCTACTGATGCACAAAAATTTAATTACTATACTCATGATGCTAAGTTGTCAAATCTTAATCTTGGAGAATTACAAGAGTATATAAATATATTATATAAGTATATTAATAAAGCTAACCAAAGAATAGAGCATTATAGTAATATAATGTTAACTAGTCCTAATCCTGCAATTAATGAATTAAGAAACAGTTCAATTTCAAATAGAGACGAACTTCTTAATAAATTAAATCTTATTAAAATCTATATAAGTAATTTTAAAGAAAGTGTTGTTAAACAACCATTAGAAGAGATAAATAAAAAGGAATCTTTTAATGATAAGATTAAACAGGGATTTAGATCTTTTTATTCAGCTACACTTGGATATCCTACTGTTATAAAGGGTTATATAATCAATGATAAAATATTTACTAATAATAGTGAATTAGCTTTATATGCAAGTACTAATAAAATACTTTGGGATCTTACAAAAATGATTTTAAGGGTTTCAAGATTCAATTATGAAACAAATGAAATTGAAACTAAAACTAAAATTGTTTCATTTAAACCTTTAAGTAAAGTTAAAGAAAGTTTAATACTTTCAGTACTACCTTTATTAGTAGATTTTAAAATCTGTTCATTTAAAAATAGTAACAATTTCTTTAATGATAAGATAGATAGAGAAAAGTTTCTTTATACTAAAACTCCATTTTGGAAAGTTAAAACAGTTAAATCCTTAATTGGTAAAAACAGATTAAGTAATTCCGTAGTTTCTATTGAAAATCCAGATAAAGGAGATGAAATTTACTTTTTATTAGGTGATTGTAAAGTAGAAAATAAAGAACTTTGTGGTTATAGTATACCAATGGATAAGACTATAACTATAAATTCTATAGTAAAAGTAAAGGATAGTAAAATATCTAAATATAATTTAAAACAAGTAACAAATACAGAGGCTGAAGTTATCTCTATTAAACCAAATTCTTCTAGTAAAAAGATATCTAAGAATTCTAATAATCATAGATTGGATATTATAACTATTAGAAATAGATTTAAAGAGATGAAAGTCTATGCACAAGATCTAAAATTTATTAAAAACAAATCAATTAAAACAAATGACAGCAGTATTAAAAAAGAAAGTGGTAATAAAGAGCCTTACCACGGAATCTCCAAAGACTGGTTTGAAAGTACAATCCAAAATATCTACCAAAGTGAGTACATCCAATACACATCCAGTCCAAACTTCTAAAATTCCTACTTATCGTCCACAAGTAAGAAGTAGACATCCTTCACATAATGGATTAAGGACATTATTAGCTAAATTACCTTTTAAATCTTTAATTAGATTTGGAAGTACTACCGAAGTAAATGATGGTATAAAAAGAGTAGAACTTAATTCTCCTGAAGCTATTAGAAAAAGTAGTAATAAACTACTTATGAAACAAAGCTTCTCTGAAGGTAATGTTAAAACAGCAGATTGGACTAATCAAGTTGCTAATGTACCTGCAATTACAGAAAACTGGAAATATAAGTGTGTAATCAAAAAGCATTTTGGTAGTAGAGGTGAAGGTAATACTTTAGTATCTACTCAAAAGGAGTTTGATTTGTTTATGAAGGGTAAAAGTGCTTCTGAATATATATTTGAGAGATTCTATAATTATGATAGAGAATACAGACTTCATGTAAATGAAGATGGTTGTTATTATACTTGTAGAAAAGCATTAAAATCAGATACTCCAGAAAGCTCTAAATGGTTTAAAAATGATAGTAATTGTGTTTGGTATTTAGAAACTAATCCAAGCTTTGATAAACCAGTAAATTGGGATAGTGTTGTTAGTCAGAGTGTTAAAGCTCTTAAAGCAGTAGGATTAGACTTTGGAGCAGTTGATTTGAGAATTCAATCAGCTAAAGATTCAAAAGGTAGAGTTAGGGAAGATCCTGACTTTATTGTAATTGAAATTAATAGTGCTCCAAGTTTGAATGATAGTGAAAGTATTGTATTTGCTAAATACTTAGAAGTACTTCCTACCATGTTAAAGAAAAAGTTTTTAAAAAGTTAATATAAAAGAATAATGAATAAACATAAAAATTTTAAAGTATTTGTAGTAGGATTTAATACTGGCTACGCTAGGTGGATACAAGGTGAACTTGCTAAAAATATGAAAGAGGCTGATGTTGTTCTGTTTACAGGGGGAGAAGATATTTCTCCCTCTTTATACGGAGAAACAGCTGGAAGACATACATTTCCCTATGATAGACCAAATGGTCAATTACCTTTAAGAGATGAATTTGAGGTAAGGAATTATAAAGAAGCGTTAGAGTTAGGTAAACCTATGTGGGGTACTTGTAGAGGTGCTCAATTGTTATGTGCTTTAGCTGGTGGTAAATTAGTACAGGATATGAGTCATCATAGTTCTCATAAATTGTATTTCTATGATAATGAGTATGAGTGTGTAAGTAATACTTTACATCACCAAATGCAATATCCTTACACTATGAAAGATGGTGAAGACTATAAAATCTTAGCTCATGCTATAGGTCAGAGCCCTTACTTCTTAGATGGTAATGATAAACCTCTTATTATGCCTGAAACAGTGAAAAAACAAGGATATGCTAAACCTCTTATTAAAGAACCAGAGTTTGTATATTATCCTAAAATTAAATCTTTAGGTATACAAGGACATCCTGAAATGATGTCTACTAATAGTGATATGGTTTTAGTATGTCATGCATTTTTAAATCTTTTGATAGAGGATAAGTTAAATGATGCTCTCCTTTTAAATATTCCTGTTAAATCTATTATAAGTAGAGCTTGGGATTTTAATTTTACAAAAGAAGAAAATGCATTATTAAATCAAATTAAAGAAGTCCCTATCGAGGTATAAAATGAAAGAAGTAACAATAGATAATATATTAGAGATTTTAAAAGAAGATATAGCAGGTTTAACTGAAGATAATAGAGAATCTACTATAGAAAAAATACAGTCTTATTTAATTAAATTTAGTTTCTTAACAAAAATTCCAAATATATTATTTGTTTATGGAAGCTTAAGAAAAGGAGAATTTAATTTTAAAAAGATTCAAGAAACTTTTGGGGAAAATAGTATAATACATCTTTATCCTACAAGAGCAGATTATATGACTCTTTATGATTTAGGTGATTATCCTGTAATGATGAAGGCTAAAGGAACTTATCATACATTTGGTGAATTAGTTTACTGTACTGATGAAGTAGTTGAAGTTATTAAACAAATGGAGTTAGAAGCAGGTTATCTATATGATACTTGTAATATATGGATTGAAAATAATAATAATCCATCTACAAAATATAGATTAATAAGTGTTCCTACTTATGTAGCAGGACCTCGCCTTAAAGATAAAATTTTCTTAAATCCAAGTACATATCCAAGAATTACTTGTGGAGACTGGAAAAAGTATTTAAAATCTGTAGAAATAGAAGATACAAGAACTGATTTAGAAAAATTGCAAGAATCTTATTTTGGTTATTGCTACTAAATTAAATATATATAAATGAAAATAAAAATTGATAATTGGAAAATAGGTTCTGATCCAGAAGTTTTCCTTCATAATAAAAGTACAAAAGAAGTAGTATCTGCAATTCCCTTTATTCCGGGAGATAAACATGATCCATACCAAATACCTACATTACCAGAGGGTCATATGATTCAAACTGATAATATAATGGTAGAGTATTGTTTACCTCCTACAAGTGATTATAGGGCTTTAATTAAGTCTTTTAGAGACTGTATAGCATATACTAATAATACTATACCAAGTGAATTAGAAGTGGTTGTTAAAGCTTCTGCAAATGTAAGTGAACAATACTTACAAGATGAACAAGCTAAAAGATTTGGATGTGATCCAGATTTTAATGCTTGGACAGATGATTTAAACAATCCTCCTAATAGTGATACTAATCTTAGAACTTGTGGTGGTCATATCCATATTGGCTATGATAATCCAGACTATGAACTTTCAAAGAAATTAATTAAAGCGTTAGATATATTTTTAGGTGTTCCATCTATTCTTTTAGATCCTGATAAAGATAGAAAGAAAATGTATGGTAAAGCTGGTGCACATAGGTTAAAAACTTATGGTGTAGAATATAGAGGTTTATCTAATTTCTGGTTGGCAGAAGAAGAATTAACTCAGTTAGTATTTAATGGAGTTAGAATGGCCATTGCTATGATTAATAGTTCTGAATCTTACTTAGATAAGATGAGTGATACATTACAGTTAAAGATTCAAACTTGTATTAATACAGGAGACGAAGAGTTAGCTCAACAACTTGTACATCAACTTAGTTTATCTAGTTTATTGGCTGGTTCTACTAAAGTATATATTGACTAATTAAAGAAACTTAAGAGTAGTGATAGCCTTGAGTTCGCTTTAGTTACTAATTTATTGGTAGCCTCCGGCTATCCTACTTTTAAATTAAATAAAACAAATATGTGTGGATTAATATTTTGATGTGTGGATTATATTCACTATCTTTGTATTAATGAAAATATGTAAAAAATGTAATGTTGAAAAATCTCTAGGAGAGTTTCACAAAGATAAAAGAACTAAGGATGGATTATATAAATGGTGTAAATCTTGTAAAAAAGAGTATGATTTAATATACAGAAAAACAGATAAAATTCAAAATTTATATAAGTCTAAAGAGTATAGAAATAGAAAAAAGGAATATAAAAAATGGAGAGATATGACTGATCCAAGAGAACAACTTTTAATATCTGCTAAAGCTAGGGCTAAAAAGTATAATATACCTTTTAATTTAACTATAGATGATATAGAATTAAGAGCTTATTGCCCTTTATTGGAAATTAAATTAGAAAGAAAACAATATGGAAAGGTGGGTTCATTTAATCCAAATTCCCCTTCTTTAGATAGAATAATTCCTAGTTTAGGTTATGTAAAAGGAAATATAGAGGTAATTTCAATGAAAGCAAATATAATGAAAAATAACGCAAGTATAGAAGAATTAAAAACATTTGCGAATAATATATTAAGGTGGTATGATTATGATTAAAATAATATTAATATTAGCATTTATAAATTATTTGCTATACTTCCTTAATGGAAGAAAAAAGACTAATTTAGCTCTTTGTGGCTTAATTGGTTACTCTGGACAAGAGAACTATAATATAGACAAAATAAGGTTTCTAATGCTATGGAATAGTGTAGAAAGAGGTAAAGATGCTACAGGCATATATACCCCCTCAACAGGACTTATAAAAGATAATGAACCTGCTGGTAAGTTTCTATTTCAAAGTCATTTTAAAAAATTAGTTGATGATAATCAATTAATAGCTCATGTAAGAGCTAAAACAATTGGAGCAAATTTAGTTAAAAACGCTCATCCATTTGATGAAGAGAATATTGTATTAGCTCATAATGGTACTTTAGTTGACTATGTAGCGTTAGCATCCAAATATGATATGAAAGCTCTTAATTGGGATGTAGATTCTCAAGTATTATCTTTTGGTATTAATAGAGCATTTAATGCTGAAACTACTTTAGATAACTTAAATATTGAAACTTTAAGTGAATATAAAGGTGCTGCTGCTTTACTATTTTATAGTAAAAACTTAGATATGATATTTGTATTTAAGGATAAAGAGAGACCTTTATTTTATGGGTATGATCTTGATGGAGGAATGTATATGTCTTCTATTGAAGAGTCATTAAAAGCTGCAGGATTATTTGAAATTAAAGCGTTTACTGATAATACTTTGTATGCTATTGATCATGGTGAAATTGTAAAGACTTGGGTTTATAAAACCTATGCTGAACTTAATAAAACAGCTTATGTTGGTAAAGTTCGAGGGAGGGAACCAGGTCAGAGATTCCCAAAGTTAAAAAAAGGGGAAAGAGGAATAGACATCACAAATGGAACCACTAAAGCATATTGGTTCTTAGATATGTGGCTATATTCTAATACCCAAACATGGAATCATCAAAGAGGAATCTATGGTAAGTTTGCTGAAATGAAAACTGGAAGGTTTTATTTAGTAACTGGATTCTATGCTGAAGATATAATGTTTGTTCAGGTAAAAGATGAGAATGGAAATGATGGAATGGCAGCCTTAAGTTCATTTGATATAGATAGGTGTATTCCTCAACCTGAACAGTTATTTAGAATAACGGCTCCCCTTGTTGCTAAAAAGACAAAACAAAAACTTTGGGAAAAAGGACAAATAGTTGAATTGATGAGTTATGATATAACAGAAGGATCAGTTTCTTTCTGGTCTGATTCAGAAAATGCAGAATACGAAATTCCTATGAAGTGTTGTAAACCATTAACACCTCAAGAAGTTATAGATTTCTGCTTAGAAACAGAAGATCCTAAAGATAAAGGAACTAAAGAACCATTACTTATTCAACCCGCTCCTGAACCATCACCTTTTATAGAAAATACACCTGAGCCTGAACCTTTAGGAGATTTCATATCAACTCCAGTATTCTTGGGAGCTTTGGAATTAATTGAAAGTGGATTAGGTAAATTAGAAGAAAAGTATGATGAAAATGGAGATTTAACCCCAGAAATTAATGCTATACGTATGGACATCACAAATTGCAAAGATAAGACATATCTTGACAACTTACTGGTACATAATTAAAGAATATATAATGTTAGAAGAGATAAAAACAAAAGAAGAATTAAAAAACAAAAAAGATTTTCTTTTAAAGAACCCATTTCATCCTAATAAGTTTATATACGCCGAAGAAGGAGAATCTCCTAAAGAGATTGTAATAATTAATGGAAGAGGATATGATGTAGATAAAAGTAATTTATCAGAAGATTTTTACCATCCTGGGTATTTCTTTTTGGCTGGAACAGGAGCAATGCTTGCGTTTGTTACTGCTACTAAAGCTAGAAGAGTGTTTGATCCAGAAAACCCTGAAACCTGGTGTCAAATAGTTTCTGAGTACAAACCTTCTAAAGAAAGGTATAAGAACGTTGAAACATCTGATTATGAAACTTATAATGCTTCTCTTAAAAAGATTATTTCACAAGCTTATGGTGAATTAAAACCAGTATCTAATACAGAAGAGGAGTTATTAAACTTAAGTTTTGTAAAAGGAACTGTTAATCCTGATTTTTGGTTTCCTTTACAAGAAAAACAACATTTAGACAAGATGTTACCTTATAAAAAGTTTGAAAATATATATCACAAGGTTGATATAAATGATCTTGAGCATCAAATGAGATCTCAAGGATACCCAGAAGAAGAAATAAAGAAAAGAATAACAGAAGCTTTACAAAAGAATATTTTGTATGGTGTTGACTCTTTAACTTACACAGCTTTTGAAGGAATAAGATTTACATTTGGTGTTGAAATTGAGACTTGTATTGGAAGACTTGATGATGATCAAATTAAATTTTTAAATGTTAAAGCAGTTCATGATGGTTCTCTAAGAGATAAAAATGGTAATACTCCTGGTGGAGAATATGTTACTGGTGTATTAACTGGAGATGCTGGATTGACTCAATTAAGTGACTTATGTAGAGCTTTGTCTTCTAAATGTAGAGTAAATGCTCAGTGTGGAGTTCACGTTCATGCAGGAAGTTTAAATTGGAATAGAGAAGATATTGTTTATTCTTATATTTTAGCAGAAATGTTAGAAGATGAGTTATTTATGATGCTTCCTAAATCAAGAAGAAGTAATACTTACTGTAGAAGATTAACTGAACTTACTTTAGATAAAGTTCCTTTGTTAAAAACAGCAGTTAGATCTGAATATAATATTCTTATAGATACAATCTATAATGATATTTTGAAAGAAGTAACTCAAGTTAAAAATAAAGGTAAAATATATTCTGGAGTAGAAGAAGGAGTAGAAGAACCAATAATTGCTAGTGGGATTTATAACAGAGAAAAGCAACATCCAAATGGAGCTAAATGTGGTTATGATAAATCTGCACAAAGATATTGTTGGTTAAACTATGTTACTCTTATGTATAATACTAAAGGGGGTAAAAATAGTAACACTTTAGAGATTAGAAGTCATAGTGCTACAATGAATTTCAAAAAGATAAAGAATTGGATTAAGATTTTCTTTGCTTTTTGTAAGTATGTAGAAACTAGTAAATCTAAGATTAGAAAAGGAAATGTAACTCTTGCTCATGTAATTAAAAAGGCATATCCTAAAACTGGAGATAAACTTCTTAAGTATATTGAAGAAAGAAAACAAGTGTTTAATTCTCATGATGAGTCTGTAGATTATGTAGAAATCTCAGAAGAAAGAAAGACTATAAAGGAGATAGTAGCAGCAGAATAATGTGTTTATTAATCGCAGTAAAGTCAGGAGTAGATAAGTCTAGTGACATCCTCTTTGACGCTATAAGAACAGGAGCTACTACTAATACAGATGGAATTGGGTATGCATTTAAAAAAAGCAAACAAAATAAAATTTGGATTAGTAAAGGTTTTCAAGATGTAGATAAATTCATTACAACTCTACAAAAGAAGCACTTAAAACCAGAAGATGAACTTATTGTTCATTTAAGAATTGGTAATAAGGGTGCTAAAACTGTTGAAATGAATCATCCATTTGTTATATCTGATGATGCTGATACAATTTTATCTAATGATGAATATGTACAGCTTCCAGTACTTGCACATAATGGTACTTTTCATAGTTACTCCATAACTAATAGTCAACTATCAGATACATTCTATTTTACTAAAGACTTTATGTCTATTCCAGAAATACAAAGTCTTCTGAAAAGAGATACAGATACTTTTAAAAGAATCTTTACTTCTACACTGGGAATTAATAGACTAGCTCTATTATTCCCAGATAATACTCCACTAATAACACTTGGTAACTTTATTGAATCAGAAGGATATTTATTTTCTAATGAATCATATAAGAAAAAGGTGTATAATGTTGGAGGATATGAAAGTTGGGATGATGAAAGGTATGCTACTAGTCGTGGTGGTGGACAAAATATATCTGATGGATGTTGGCAAAATGGAGTGTACCACAGTGGAAGTAAATACCCAGTAACACATTCTAGTATTCCAATTAATACTCCACATAAAGATACTAAATGGTTAGATAGAGATGATGAAGATGAAGATGTTGTTATTGCTAATAAGAAGTTTTGTAAAGTAGGAGAAAGAAAAAGAGATGTTAGGGGCTTTTTACAAGCTGATCCTAAGTTTGATATTATTCCTCCAACAACTCCATTTTGGTGTATATTTAACAAAGCTACTAAACAATGGTATGATTCAACTGAAGGAAATATAGCTTATGTACCTCGTGCATATCCTGTTAATCAGTTTGATAGAACATTCTTTACTCCAACAGTATTTAACTATACTCATTTCACCTATTATAGTCCAATAGGAGATTCAATAAAAGGGATAAATCCTACAAAAAGATATCGTATTTATAACTTTGATTCTAGAGATCCTAGAGGAGCTACTTCAAAAGGTGTACATTTAGTTAATGAAATAAATTCTTATAAAAATGGTGAACCTCTTTATGGTACAACTGTTAGATCTTTGTGGTTAACTACTGAATCTTTAGTAGAACTATTTATACCTCAGTTAGAATCACCAAAACTAACATTAGCTTATAGAACTCTCTATAGACTTATGCATAGATTTAGCACCCCTTCTAAGAATTTAATGAATGCTACTGAGAAAGCTATCAGAGGAGCTGAAAAGAATGGAAAAGAATCTAATATTAACTTTAAGAATCAACAAGGATTAGAGTTATTAGGATTGAAGTTATTCTATAATTATTTATTAATAGACCTTCTTCCTTTTGATCAAGCTAGATTGAAATTTCTTGAAGTTCAAGATTTAACTCCAGACAATACAGTTTCTTATAAAGAAGCTTTAGAAGCATTAAATAATTAAAATAAACTTGTAAATTAAAATAAAAAACATTAAATTTGTATGGAAAATTTAGCATCAATCCTTATTGGTATAGCATTAATTGCAGCAGGAATACTGTCTTATTGGTTATTTAAACCAAAAGATAAGAAGTCTATAGATAGTAATACACCTATTGAAGTAGATGAAAAGAAAGCTGAAGTAACTGAAGCAATTGTGACAAAACCAAAGAGAGTGTATAAGAAAAAAGTAGCAAAAGAAGAGGAGATTAGTGGAGAAGGAGAAAGTTTACCAAGTACAACAGAAGGAGGACAGCAATCTTAGTAATAAGATTCTATCTGATATTGTAGTATTTAACAAATATGCAAAGTATATTCCAGAACTTAATAGAAGAGAGTCTTGGGAAGAGATAGTAACTAGATATGTAAATATGCTTACAGATAAATATCCACTCTTAACAGAGGAGATATTAGTCAAAAGTAAATTTATATTTGAAAAGAAGGTATTACCTTCTATGAGAGCATTACAATTCGCTGGTATTCCTATTGAAAGGAATCCTAGTAGAGTATATAATTGTGCTTACTTACCAGTTGATGATTACAGAGCTTTTAGTGAAGCTATGTTTTTATTATTAGGTGGTACAGGAGTAGGATATAGTGTACAATTTGCTCATATAGAAAAATTACCAGAGATAGTTAAACCAACTAAAACTAAACGTTACTTAGTTAGTGATAGTATAGAAGGTTGGGCAGATTCCATTAAAGCTCTTATAAAGAGTTATCTGGGATATACTAATGCAAAGCCAAGATTTGATCTTTCTGATATTAGAAAGAAAGGAGCTAGGTTAATAACTGCTGGAGGTAAAGCTCCAGGTCCAGAACCACTAAAGACTTGTTTGTTTCAAATTGAAACATTACTAGAAAGGAAAGAAAATGGGAGTAAACTAACAGATGTAGAATGTCATGATATTATGTGTTATATTGCAAATGCAGTATTAGCAGGTGGTATTAGAAGAGCTGCAATGATTAGTTTATTCTCATTTGATTCCGAAGCTATGCTTACTAGTAAAACAGGTAATTGGTGGGAATTAAATGAACAAAGAGGTAGAGCAAATAACTCTGCTGTAATTGTTAGAAATAGAATAAACAAAGAAGATTGGGATAGAGTTTGGAAGATAATTGAAAATAGTAATTCAGGAGAACCTGGAGTCTATTTTACAAATGATGCTAATTGGGGTACTAACCCTTGTTGTGAAATAGCATTAAGACCATTTCAATTTTGTAATCTTACTGAAGTAAATGTATCTGATGTTGAATCTCAAGAAGATTTAAATGAGAGAGTAACAATAGCTGCATTCTTTGGTACACTTCAAGCAGGATTTACAGATTTCCATTATCTAAGAGATATATGGAGAAAAACAACTGAAAAAGAAGCTCTGATTGGAGTAGGTATGACTGGAATAGGTTCTGGTCAAGTATTAAAATATGATTTAAAAAGTGCTAGTAAAGAAGTTAAAAAAGAAAATGCAAGAGTATCTGATATTATATCTATCAACTCTGCAGCTAGGTGTACAACAATTAAACCTTCTGGGACTAGTAGTTGTGTACTTGGTACTTCTAGTGGAATTCATGCATGGCATGATACTTATTATCTCAGATCTATTAGAGTTGGTAAAAACGAGTCTTTATATACTTATTTAAGTATATATCATCCAGAACTAATAGAAGATGACTTTTTTAAACCAGAGACACAAGCAGTAATAAGAATTCCACAGAAAGCTCCTAAAGGTTCTATATTAAGAACTGAAAGTGCTTTAGACCTATTAAATAGAGTAAAGAAATTTAATCTTGAGTGGGTTAAATCTGGTCATAATAAAGGTAGTAATACTAATAATGTATCAGCTACAATATCAATTAAACCTGAAGAATGGGTAGAAGTTGGTGAATGGATGTGGAATAATAAAGAGACATTTAATGGATTAAGTGTATTACCATATGATAATGGTAGTTATATCCAGGCACCCTTTGAAGTAATAACTGAAGAGGAATACAATAAGAAATTTGAAACACTAAAAAATATAGATTTAACAAAAGTAATAGAACTAGATGATAGTACACAGCATTCTCAAGAAGCTTCTTGTGCAGGAGGACTATGTGAAGTTACTTAATACATAAAATTATGAATTCAAGTCCAAGACTGAAATTTAGTTCTTTCATGAGAAGAACACCAAAAGTAACAACAGTTACAACTCCTACAGTAACTACAGAAAGAAGGAGAAGATCAGCATTAATGGAAGAAACTCCTGCACAACAAATAGTTGAGAAAAAGGAAGAACCAAAACCAGTTAAAAAGGTTAAATTAGAAGTTACAGTAAAAGAGACTTCTTATGACATTTATGAATGTGGTACAAAATCATTGGGTAGATTATGTAGTGTTTATCCCAGTCCTACAAACAATTGTCAAATTCAATCAATTTCTGGTATAGATTATGTTTTAGCTAATTTAAATACAGAAGATACTATTACATTTCTTCATGAAGTTTATGAGAATACAGCTATGAAAACATTATTTCTAGTAGATGTATCTTCTCCTTATTTAAAAAGGATAGAAGCTATATTTGAACCTAGTGAAATGTTAGTTAAAGCTCCTTATATTAATAATACAGGGAGTAGTATGTGTTTATACCTTCTTCAAATAAAACAAATGTTGGAAAGAAGAGATTTAATATGATTGATAAGAGAACGTTTAATAGACTTAAAAATTATTATTTTTCATTATATGAGATAGAACAAGAGCTAAGTGAAGCTCAATATCCCCAAAAATCTACTATTAATGTAGATGAATATGACTTTTTAGAGTCTTTAAAGAGTAGACAAACTGATCAAATTGATAAAATAAAACAATTACTAGATGAATATAAAAATTCAGAAAGCACATGAGGATGCAATCATCCCAAAATATCAAACTAAAGGAGCTGCAGGATTTGATTTTCATGCAATAGAGGATTTTACTCTATTAGAAGGACAAACAAGTCTTATTAAAACAGGATTAGTTTTTGAAGTTCCAGAAGGTTATGAATTACAGATTAGATCAAGGAGTGGTCTAGCTTTAAAGCACGGTGTATTTGTATTAAATGGTCCGGGTACTATAGACTCTGATTACAGAGGAGAAGTAGGTATTATTTTAACAAATGCAGGTAAGAATTTTACAATTAAAAAAGGAGACAGAATTGCACAAGGAGTAATTAACGCAATTATACAAGCAGAGTTTGAAGAGGCTTTAGAAGTTTCAGAAACTGGTAGAGGTAAAGGTGGTTTTGGTAGCACAAAATTAAAATAATTATGAATAATGTAATTGAAGTATCAAAGAAAAGAACTCCTTTAGATGAGGTAGAACTCTGGCTAGGAGTTGCTAAAGCTAGATTTGCTTATGAAATTAAAGATATGACTAGTTTACAATTATCAAACTTTCTGAATAGACAGTTTAGTATCAATTGTAGAGAAAGTGATATCTTTCTTTTATATGAACCTACCGTTGATGAAATGGAAATAGATCTAGTAGCTCAGTTTAGTGCAATGGGTCTTTATTATTAGAATGTAGAATGATTACAAACAAAACAAAATGTAAAACTTGTAATGGAACAGGTAGAGTTATAGACACTATTATTCCAGGACGAGTAGATGAATTAAAATTATGTCCAGTATGTGAAGGATTAGGAGTTCCTTTAAGAACTATTGTAGAAGATCAATTTGATGAATCTGCAGAGATTGAAGGAACACTCTTACATAATGATGATGTTGGATATATAGATTTTGAAGAAGAGGATTACGAGTTTTAAAAAAATAAATGAAATTTGAGATAGATATAGAGAGATTAATAGATGAAGGAGTAAAACTCCATCAATTCTTTTTATGTCAATTAGTATATCAACAAGACAGTAAAATATTAAACTATTACTTAGAACAATTTGGTACTTTTTTAGATAAAAATGATTTTGAATTTTTAGTAAGTAATGAATATTTAGGTTTACATAATCCACAAAAAGGATATGTATTCAGTAATCTATTTATTACTAAGAAATTTATAAATAAGTTTATTGAAAAAGAAGTTAAATCAAAATTGGAACAAGAATCAGTTGAAGATTGGATTGATTTGTGGTATAATTTATTTCCTAAAGGAGTAAAATCAGGAGGTTATCTTGTCAGAAGTGATAAGAATGGCTGTCTTAATAAGATGAAGAAATTCTGTAAGAAGAATCCTGATTTTACTAAGGAGATAATCTTAAAAGCTACTAGTGATTATATAGATTATTATAGAATGAGGAATTGGAGTTATATGACTTCAGCTCATTATCTAATATATAAGAATGATATATCACTATTAGCAGGTCAATGTGAGATGATACTAGACAAAATAAATTCTGGTAAAGAAGTAAATCTAAAAATAGAACAATATAAAATTGATTCTAAAGATAAAGATTATTTCTCAGAAACAGATATATTTGGTAGTAACATGATGGATAGATTGTAGGGAGGAAATTGACAGGAGAAGTAACAAGTTCTTCATATTACCGTAAAGTAATAGAAGACATAAAAAATAACAAGAAAAGAAGGTTAGAAGGAAAACTAAATTGTATACCTTGGAGAAGTTTTCCTAAATTATGTACAAAAATTCCAGGTATAGAACAAGAACAATATGTTATTGTTACAGCAAATAGTAAAGTAGGTAAGACTCAACTTGCAGATTTTCTATATGTATTAGAGCCATATAAGTTTATTAAGGATAATCCTGATTGTGGTATTAAGTTAAAGATATTTTATTTCTCTTTAGAAATTAGTAGAAAGAAGAAACTAATATCTCTATTAACAAATAAGATTTATAATGAAACTGGTAAAATAATTGATGCTCAGAATATTAATTCTAAGTTTGATAATTATATACTAGAAGATGATATAGAACAATTAATAGAAAAATATATACCCTATTTTGATGAGTTCGAGAAAACTGTATCTATTATTGATAATATTAGGAATCCTTTTGGTATTTATAAGTATATGCGAACCTATGCGGAAACTCATGGTAAGTATGTTAAAAAGGAAATAGAAATAATAGATGAATATGGAAATGTAAAGAATGAACTAGTAAATGATTACTATGTTCCAAATGATCCAGATGAATATGTAATTGTGTTAACTGACTCAGCTAACTTATTAGCTCCTGAGAATGGAGGTAATTTGCATCAAGCTATGAGTAAGTTTAGTAGTGATTATTGTCTTCATATGAGAGATAAATGGAAGTACACAGTAGTTAATATACAGCAACAAGCTGCAGAACAAGAGAAACAACAATTTAATAACTTTGGTGGTTCTATCACTAATAAACTAAGACCATCAGCAGATGGATTAGGTGATAATAAGCTAACTGGTAGAGATTGTAATCTTATGTTTGGTTTATTTGCTCCACATAGATATGAAATAAAAACATATAATGGCTATGATATTGAAAGATTAAAAGACAATTATAGAGAATTAAATGTTTTATTTAATAGAGATGGTGGTGGATTTTTTACAGATGACTTACTATTTAGTGGTGCTGTAAATCATTTTGAAGAAGCTCCTAGAGAAATCAGAGGAGATGAAGAATATAGTAAATTGTTAAAAAGGATAAGGAGTTAAGTGAGAGAAGAAGAAGTAATGATAATGAGTGATACTAGTAGAGACTTAGTAATTCAAAAAACTAACCAAGATACAATGTTGCAAGAAGCACATACTTGGGTTAAGAGTGGATTATTGCCTGCTAATATCAAAACTCCAGAGCAAGCTGTAGTAATAGCTCTGAAGGGTAAAGAATTAAATCTACAGACTATGGCATCATTTGAAATGATTGATGTTATAATGGGTAAACCTTGTCTAAAGCCTAAAGGAATGGCAGCTTTAGTAAGAAAAGGTGGAGTAAAAACTAAAACCATCAAAGACTTTGAACCTGTTTATAATGAAGAGGGAAAGAAAGTAGATATGGAAACTGTTATCAGATTCTATAGAGATGGTATTGAAGAAGACGTAAAATATACTTATATGGATGCTTCTAATTTAGGTTTAACTTCCAAAGATAATTGGAAGAAACAACCTGGGGTTATGATGTATTGGAGGTGTTATAGCAAAGGAGCTAATAGAGTTTGTCCAGACTTGATTGGAGGATTATATACAACAGAAGAATTAGCATCCTTTACAGCAAATGCACCAGAAATCATCTTAACAGAAGATGGAGAATCTGTAGTAGTACAATAAATAATAATGAAAGTTGATAAAGTAGAAATAGCTAAAGAAGTATTAAGAGAAATGAAGATTTCATTTTGTAATGATATAGATGATAATGAATGGTATATTAGTACAGATGAAGATCATATAATTAATGCTATGTTAGTATTTTTAGAAAAAGTAAATAATTTAAAATAGATAGATAAGTGAACGAGGTAATGACAGAAAATAATAACGTAGTAGATTTTAGCCAAGTAGTAGAACCTACAAATACTAATAAACCAGCAGTAAAAAGAGTATCTAAAGGTGCTCAAGTATTAACAATTACTGCTATTGAAGATACAATGAGTAGAGGTGGAACTCCAGGTTTTGCTGTAACTTTTGCAAATGTAGAAGGAGCAACTTTTCCACATACATTTTGGAATACACCAAAAGCAGTTGTAAGGATTCAAAATTTAGTAACAGGTTTTACTGGTGAAAAACCTACTGGTAAAATGGATACAGCATCTTTAAGTGCAGCTTTAGTAGGGCAATCCTCAAACTGTATTGTTGATGCTAATATCAAATTAAATGAAAGTAATGGAAAGGTATACAGAAATGAATATCCTACATTAAGATATAGTGGTTTTGCTAATAAAGTAACTCCATTTAAAGATTCTGATGCAGTAGTTAATGAACCAGCAGAACTTGGAAGTGTAACTTCTAATACTGTATTAGGAGTTATGGATCAACCAGATAATGGAGGACTTCCTTTTTAAAATGGTAAGTTAAATTTGTAATTACCGTTTTAATTTAGTATCTTTATACATGAAGAATTGTATCATATGTAAAGAAGTACAGCCATTAGATAACTTTTATAAACATAAGGGTATGTCTGATGGCTTACTTAATAAATGTAAGTCTTGTTGTAAAAATCAGAGTAAGAAAAGAGAAAAGTTTCTAAGATTAAATAATCCTGAATGGGTTAAAAAGGATAGAAATAGGTGTAGATTAAAATTTCATAGGCTTAGTAAAAATTGGAAACAGCCCTCTGTAGAAGTTAAAAGAAAGAGAAATATGAATTATAAAAAGAATTATCCAGAAAAATATGCTGCTCATTTAGCTTGTAAAAATTTAATCAAAGGAGATTCAAGTAATCACTTACACCATTGGTCTTATAATGAACAACATTATACAGATTGTATTGAACTAAATTCTGAATGTCATAATTATGTACATAGATTTATCATATATGATCAAGAGTATATGATGTATAGAACTATAGATAATAAACTTTTAGATACAAAGGAAAAGCATTTGGATTATATAAATCAATGTTTTAAAGACAATTTAATTAATAAACTTTGATCGTAGATTTTGATAGTATACCTTTAACAAGTGCTGAGGATTTACTTAGTAAGGTTTCTGAAAAAGAAATCTATGAGTACTATCTTGGAGAATCTATTAAGGAAGGACGAGCTTATACTTGTCCTTTCCATAAAGATAACACTCCATCTTTAAGCTTCAAATTGATGCCTAGTGGTTTATTATATCACAAATGCTTTGGATGTGGAGAGGGAGGAAGTGCAATTAACTTTGTAAGTAAATTAAAACATTTGTACTCAACCAGAGATGCAATAAGCCTAATACAGAGAGATTTAAACTTGGGTTTAGGAGGACCTGTAAGTTCTTCTACTACTCCTAGAGAAAGAGTATTAAATACGGGCTTTACTACAGAGGATAATACTGTTATTATACCAGTGAAACAATCTTTCACTCTAGCTGATTATAGATATTGGCAGCAGTATTATATATCTCTTAACATGTTACTAAAGTATAATATAAGTAGCTGCAAGGAAGTATATATCAAAAGAATCAAAGAAAATAGTCTAGCTTTATTTGCAGTGTATTCTAATACTAATCCTATTTATTGTTATGAGATAGGAAACAAATATAAGATTTATAGACCGTTAAATCCTACCAAATCATTTAAATGGCTTAGTACCTGTAAAGCCATTGATATACAGGGGATGGAACAATTACCTTCTAAAGGTGATTTGCTTATTATAACATCCTCAATGAAAGATCTACTTGTACTCAAACTATTTGGATATAATGCTATAGCATTAGGAGGAGAAGGTAATAGAATATCTGCAAAAATTCTAGACTATCTCTATGCCTGTTTTAATAAAATTATTGTATTTTATGATAATGATGAAGCAGGATTAAAGTATGGAGAAAAGTTTGCCTCTGAGATAGAGTCTAATTACATTTATATTCCAACAGAATATAGTGATACAAAAGATATCTCAGATTTTATTAAAAAGTATGGAAAAGAACAGACGGGAAGTTTGCTCAAAAATTTAATTAATGATAGTAAGTAATGTTAACAAGGAGTCAATTGAAGAAAAGACAGTTAAGGACAAAGAGTATCAGTTACTTAAGAGGACTGAAATCCCCTTTAGTGAATATGTCCAAGTCTCAAAGAAAAGAAGACCAGTACCATATATAAAAGGAAGATGTAGACTTCCTAAAAGATATCAGGATAAAACTTTGTATGATTTTAATGCAAAAGGTTATCTTGCAGTTATAGCTACAGGAGAAGTATTAGTATCTAATACAAAGACTGTAGGAACTCCTAGAATAAAGAAAGTAAATGGTCAAAACATATATAATGGTAATGTTAGTAGACAAGCAAGAGCGAGTCTAGTAAAAGGATTACATGAACAATTTGGTAGATATATCAAAGATATAGAACCAATTCAAGATATTAAGCATTTTCCTTTAGGATTACATCTACATTTTAAAGTGCATGATAAAGGAAATCTTAATTTAGATAATGATAATAGGTGGATTTGGAGAAAGGCTATTCAAGATACAATGGTACAAGAAGGTATAATTCCAGAAGATAATCCATATGTTATTTGGGAAAACTTAGAAAGAACAATACTAATATCTCCAGAAAAGGAGCCATCATTAGTAATAGAAATTTGGGGATATGCGTAATTTAGCAATATTAGATGCAGATTTTTTATTATTTAGTTGTACTGCTGGAAATAAAGTATTAGATTCTGAAGGTGATCCTATAAGAGAAGATAATAAATTTGTATATACAGATAAAACCTTAGAAGAGGTTTTTAAGGCTGCTGACGTCACTATTAGTAATTTACTAGATAAGTGTTCAGCTGATTATTATTGTGGCTTCCTAGGGGCTTGTAAGAGCTTTAGAAAGGAAATCTATCCAGATTATAAAGCCAATAGAAAAGATTTTGAAAGACCAAGATTTTATAGAGAGTTAATAAACTATTTATATGATACTTGGAAATTTATAGGTACTACTGATGGTCTTGAAGCAGATGATGCTGTTAATATAGTTAAGAATAATTTTAAAAATGACTATAACTGTATAATTGTATCATCTGATAAAGACTTGATTAAGTGCATTGAAGGAACTTATTTAAATCCAAGAGATTTAAGTATAGTTGAAACAGATAATACAGAAGCCAGAAGAAGTTTCTGGAAGAGTATGATAACAGGAGATCCTATTGATAATATCAAGGGTTTACCTGGAAAAGGTATTGTTTATGCAAATAGTGTAATAGATTTTTGTGAAGAAAAGAAGGAGAATTATGCTATTGAAGTGCTAGATAGATACATTAGACAGTTTGGTGAGGAGGATGGAATAGAAGAATTTAGAAAAAACTATAAATGTTTGAAAATATTAGATAATTTTCGTAACTTTGTTTTGCCGACATTGCGAAGTTGGGAATTATCTTTTACTAAATCTTCTAAATTAGATTTGGAAGGAGTTTAATGAATAAAAACGAGGAGGCAGAAACATTTAATTTAAGGGACCAAATCAGTCCTAAAGAAGCATATGTTCCTAAAAAGAATAAATCATGTTTCTTTGTATTACCATTATTAGGATATCCTAGTTATTGGTATTATGGATTAATAAACTGTTACTTAAGAGATAATATAAATAAACCTGAACTTGGTTATAAGATTTTCTTAAATCTATCAAATTATGATAAAAAGGTATTAAATATACATGAGTTTAATCAATTCTATCAATTAGAAGATAAGACTTATATGTATGTATTTGATATACCTAAGAGATTTGAAGATGATTATTATAAATTTTGTGAAGGTAAATATTCTAAAATTTCACCTGAAGCTAAAACATTAATTTGTAAGCTGAGTGGGATTAAACCAGTTACAGAAAGTGTTGTACACAAAGTATTGTACAAAACTTCAGATATGAAACAAAGAATAGAAGAATTAATAGGTGAGATATTACCAATGGAAGCTGAAGTATATTCAGTACCCAATTTAGATAAAGAAACATATTCTATTTTTAAAATTAGAAATAGTAATATAGTTAAAGCAGTGGAGGATGAGGTAAGTGAAAGAGGATAAATTCTTTAAATTTGTTGATTGGAGAGTAAAACAAATAGTTACTGTTCTAGCAAGTAAAGGAAAAGAATATAGTACAGAAGATAATAAACTGCATAATTTTGATAAAGCTTCAATTAAATCTGGAAAGATTAGAGAAGAAGTAATTAAAGATTTTATGTTAAAACATGAAATTAGTGTAGATGATATTATTGATAATATTAAGGAAGGTAAACTTCCAAGTAAAAGTTTAGTAGCTGAAAAAGTAGGAGATATAATTAACTATTATATTCTACTAGAAGCTTCAATATATGATAGAATAGATAAGGAGGTGAATGGATAAGGAAAGAGTAAGAAAGTTTTTATTAGCTAATAGAGGATATTTAAAGAAAGGAGCTAATACTGTATCTATAAGAGTCTTTGGAGTAAATACTTCAGATAAAGTAGATTTAGTTAAATTAGTACAACAAGAAATTAGGAGAGGAACTAAAGTTAAAGTAGAAAAAGCCATAGAATTAGAGGAAAAACCTCAAAAAGCTTCTTTTAATATTAACAGTTATAAGAATCTTGATATTCTAGTTGTAGGAGATTTACATGCACCTTTTGCTCTACCTGATTATATTGAATGGTGCTATCAACTTAGTAAAGAGTATAAAACAAATAAAACTATCTTTATAGGTGATGTAATAGATTCACATAGTTGGAGCTATCATGAACATGATGTAGATGGTTTAAGTGTAGGACATGAATTAGATGCTGGTATTAGACAACTAAGAGTAGCATATAAAATGTTTCCTGAAGTTGATATAACTCTTGGAAATCATGATTTACTTATTGCTAGGAAAGCTAAAACAGCTGGATTATCAAGAAGGTTTATTAGAGATTTAGGAGAAGTATTAGAAGCACCTAAAACATGGAATTTTGTACATGAAGTTAAATATCATGATGTTAATTATATTCATGGTACAACTGGTAATGCTTTTACAAGAGCTAAGGATAGTAGAACAAGTACAGTGCAAGGTCATTTACATAGCCAAGCATTTGTACAATATAGTGTTTCTGAAAAAGATGCAATTTTTGGATTGCAAATAGGATGTGGTGTAGATCATCATAAATATGCATTTGAATATGCTAAACCTATGACTAAGAAACCAATAATTAGTGCAGGAGTTGTTCTTGAAAATGGAACACTTCCTATTTTAAGATTAATGAAATTATAAATTTGAAAAAGAGTACAACAGGATATAAAGGGGTTTCCCAACAAACAGGAAAAAAGAAGAGATATGAGGCGTATTTTACAACTCATAATAATGATAAGACTAAGACAATCAAATATTATATTGGATTGTTTGATACACCACAATTAGCTCATATAGCTAGAATAAATTATATAGATAGTCTTAAATAAATATAAACATACAGGGAGGTCAAAAGCCTCCCTTTTTAATTTAATAAGATGTTAGAAATTGAATCATTATCTTCTATAGCAGAAACAAAAGTAGAAAACATTGAGAAGGAGTTATCTTCAAGACAAAAAACAATTTTAAAAAATAGAATTGAAAAGAACTCTAAAATTACTTTAAAAAGAGCAGTTAAACAACTAGGTAAAAGAAGAGTTAATAAAATTATAAAAGCAGTTAGAACTGTTATAAATAATAAAAATATATGATAGACACAGCAGAACTAGATGAACTAGTTATGAACAAAATATTAGGTAAGCCTAATAAAGTAATTATTCCTAAAGATGTAAAGGTTATAGATTCTTTTAGAAGAAAGGGATTAAATGAAGGAAGAGATCATGGCTTAGGTTATTCTATATTACATAAAGAGTCAGATACTGAATTTAAAGCGTTAATGGCATTTACAGCCTGTAAAGATTACTTAAATGATTTTGTATATGTAGAAACAACTGGTAAATCTCTTAGTAGTATTTATGGATTTAAACATAATTATACTGGATTATTAAAAGGTAAAGAACATTTCTATCTTGGTTTAAGACCTTTAAACTATTTACACGGTTCTAAGTATTCTGGTTTTGAAGCAGTTAGTAATTCATTAAAAGATAATAATTCTAATATTATTAAGTATTTAAATAATCTTGAAGATAAATTTAAAGTTAATGGAAGAACAACATTTGAAACTTATACAGATGACATATTAATTCTGAAAGTTCCAATGTTTTGGATAAAATTTCCTTTTATGTTTAGTTTATATGGATTATTAGTAAGATGCTTTTTAAATATAACTAAAGAAGAATTAGAAAAAGATCCAATTACAACTATTAATGACAAGAAGTCAACTGTAATAGTTGGAGATAACTCTTTATTAAGTTCTTTAAAAAACTATTTAGACTCTTTAAATCCTGATAAATTATTAGATTATCAATATCCAACAGATCCAAATAGTAGTTATATACATAATTTTGGGATTATTGGAAGATTAAATACAATAAAGAAAAAATGAAATACATATTAAGAAAAATGTACTGGGCTTTTACAGAAGGATTAGCTGCAGGAATAGGATTTATTATTGGTCTTTGGATTACAATGAAAATATTTACACTTATTTAAATGTCAGAAAAGATTAAAACATTGATAGATTTCCAAGCAGCATCATTTGATAGAACAGCTTACATAGAAATAATAGGAGATGAAGTAGTTTATGATGTATCAGATGGAGAATATGGTCCTTGTTATTTTTCATTGAAAGAATTAGAAGAAAAAATTAAAGAACATAAGGAGAAATTAAAGTAATGAGTACATTTTTTATAGGATGTCTCCATTTTGGTCATGAATGGATGGCTAAGCATAGAGGTTTTACATCCTCTAAAGAACATGACGAAAATATTATTAATAATTGGAACAAAACTATTAGTAAAAATGATATAACTTTTATACTTGGAGATATTACCATGGAAACTACTGAGTTTTATCCATATTTAGATGAACTTAAAGGTAGAAAAATAGTAGTTCTTGGAAATCATGACAATTGGAAACACACTAGAGAATTATTGAAGTATGTAGAAAGCGTAGCAGGAATGATAGATTATAAGGGTTATGTATTAACTCATTGCCCTATTCATCCAGTAGAAATAAGTTTTTGTAGAGGTAATATTCATGCTCATATACATGAAAATAAACTTTTAGAAGTAGAGTATTTATCTCGTTATGGAGATCCTGGATCAATAATTGAGCCTACATTATTTAAATATATTAATGTAGATGCTCAGCAAATAGGTTATACACCATTAGCATTAGAGGAGATAAGAAAAAATGAATAAAATATGGATAATAGGTGATATTCACGGAGCATATAAAGCTTTATTGCAATGCATTGAAAGAAGTAAATTTGATAAAGAAAAAGATACTCTAATTCAATTGGGTGATATTGCTGATGGATGGGATCAAGTTTATGAATGTATTGAAGAACTTTTAACTATTAAAAACTTAATTTCTATTAAAGGTAATCATGACCAATGGTTTTTAGAATGGATAAATGAAAGTAGACATCCTACTCTTTGGACACAAGGAGGTTATGGTACTCTTGTTTCTTATTGTAAACACTTAGATAAAGAGTATCATCAAGGAATGTATTCATGTATTACTAGCCTTCTTCCAGAAGATCTTCCTATTACCCATATTAATTTTTTTAAGAATCAACTACATTATTATGTAGATAAGAAAAATAATTGTTTTGTACATGGAGGATTTGATAGAAATTATCTTATAGAAGATATAGATTATTTAGATCCTTCTAGTTTATGGTGGGATAGAGATTTATGGAATAAAGCATTATCTCATCATAATTTTGATCAACCTAAACTTGTTACTAAAAATAATTTTAAAGAAATTTTTATAGGACATACTACTACAAGCACTTGGGATAAATCATTTAAACCAATGAGTGCTGCAAATGTTTGGAATTTAGATCAAGGAGCAGGATGGGAAGGTAAATTAACTATTATGAATTTAGAAACAAAAGAATATTTTCAAAGTGATATAGTAAAAAAATTATATCCTAATCAAAAGGGAAGGTAAAATTGAAAAAATTATATAATTACGTATTTCATTACAATCCACTTAGTAAGAAATGGGCTGCTATCCCAAGAGATAAGTATGATGAGTATTGGAATGATTACACTAGTAGAGTCAAAAATGGAGTATTATATGCAGATAATTGCCAAACCCTAATTGATTTTATTATCAATAAAAAATGAGAGTAGAAGTAAGGAATCAAGGATTTGCAGTTCCATATCTTGAAAATGTACCCAAATGGATTCCTCAAGGAGACTCTGTTGTATTAAGTAAAGAGTGGTTTAAATACCATAAAGATACAAAAAGTCTTTTAGCTCTAAAGAAAGATCAGACAGGATTACCTCCTGGAATTCATGAAGCTAGATTAGTATTTCAAAAATATGATGTTAATCTAAGACAATGGGTAGAAATAGAAAGTCCTAGAGAAGTTAATGATCAAAGGGATTTTTGGAGACTAATCTTTATAGAAAAAGAATGATTCTATTTGTATTAATTTGGACTTGTATCCTTGAAATTTTATGGTTAAGTACTAGCTGGAGTAATAAATATTCCAGCTAGTTTAAAAATTAAATATGGGTTATAGATTAGCTAATATAGACAAAGTATTGCTTATAAATTTTGTAAAACATATTGATGGTAACTTAGTTTATAATACAATTAATAACATAACTACTGTTAAACTAAAATTTAATAAAAAGTCTTTTGAATTAAATTGTAAGTTTTATAATTTAGATAAGATACAAAGTATAAATATGTGTGATGCATTTAATTATACAACAGGCTTATTTGGACATAAGAATTATCAATTCAATAGGGACACTTTAAATAGTATTATAAAAACTTATAATGATGCAATAAAAGTAGCTAGTTAATTCCAGCTACTTTTTTTAATCTGCGGGGAATTACTTGTTGTCAATAGCTTGTTTAGTAGCTGAATAAACCTTTTCAGGTATATTTACTATAGGCAATGCTTTAGCAAGTTTAACTGCTATCTTACTATGACCTTTATGTATTCCTGTTTTATAAGTACCTTTACCTTCAATTGTTTGAGCTACTGCTTGACCTAAATCTGCAAAGTCCATTAAAGTTTTAAATGCTGGTATGGGCTCTCTTATTACTGCTTGGAATGAGTAAGGATTGTAGAAGAAAGTTAAATCTCCAGATACTCTAGTAGTAGAATTTAATAAGAATGTTAATGCAGCTTTCTCTTTATCATCATCATGATACAATCCATGAAGCATTGCTTTCATAGCTAATGCAGCTCCCCAAAGAACAGGAATAAAAGCTAACTCATAAGCATTCATTCTTAAGTTTCTATTATCTATACTATCAGCATTTTCATCAGTAGTAAATGCCTTGTACATATCTTTGATTAAAGGAATAACGGCTAAGTGACTTAGTTTATAACTTAAGTATCTACCTTTCTGTATATCTCCAGATAGAGTTTGATACTCTTTACCAAATCTTACAGAGATAGATCTTGGAAGCCACTTCCTCATAGTAAGAAGGTTTCTCAATATGTACTTCTGAGAAGCCATAGTAGCATCACCATAATCACCATGTACAGCTGTAACTACAGATTGAATATGAGAACTCATCTCTAATCTCTTTCTATCATCATCGTAAGGATTAGGACCAAATTGATCTGTTTTCCATTCACCTTTACCATCAAATGCATCAAATAAATCATGTTCAACTCCAGACAAATCTGTTACTTTCTCTTTCATAAGTACAGATATACCTGTTTGATGCTGAATAAAATCTTCAGTTTTATTTACAAGTACATAAGGAGTAGCTTCAGCTAATGGATTATTAATACTTGGTAATTTAAACTTACCAAACTTAATCTCTCCTAACTGCTGTCTCATATCAAAATATTCAGCTAATGCTTTAACTTTAGAATGAGCTTCAGTCCAAGGTAAACTAGCTTCTAACATATAACCAAAGGATTTAATATTCTCTCTTTCACCATATGCTTTTCTATCACCTGCATAGATTGTATTAGATAATACTCCCCATATAACACGACCAATAGAAGATACAGGATTTAAACCTAATGCTTTTAATCTAGTATAAGCAGATACAGTATCAACAACTTTACTACCTGTTAAAGCTCTAGTTTCTGTAACTGGTTCTCCTTTAGCATTAAGTGTAGTTCTTTTGATTGTAGCATCTGGATTAGCTCCAGTATGTTCTACACCTCTATCATACAAGAAAGATTCTAACATATAGTTAGATTGAGATGTAATATTAGGAGCTCTACCTGGACTTTCATCTAAGATAGGAGTACCATCATCATCTGTAACTATTTGATCTGAAGTATTAACTTTATAAGCAGGTTGTTTCTGAGTTAATTCTTTCATCATTTGTAAATAAGGTTCTATCTCATTTTTATGATTAAGCATAAACTCTTGTAATTTAGCAGCTAATAATACTCTACCTAAGTCATATGATTTATCTGCTGGGTTCATAACATTACTCATCATATAAACAGGTATAGACTCATTAGGAAGACCATTTATATCTAAGCTATTAGTGTTAACAGTAGATTCTAATTTAGTTGTTACAGAGTCTGTAGCAAGCTGTTGGATAGCTTTAAATGCACCTTTGAAGTCTCCTTCTAACATTCTATCCATATAGTCTTTCTTTACTTCGGGTATATAGTTAGATTCATTACCATAAAGTTTAGCCATAGATCTAAATTGAGAGTCTAGTTCATTATAAACTTTCATCTCTACAGAATCTTCACCAAATGCTTTTAAAGCAGTATATCTAGGATCTATCCACTTACTATTAGGAGTACTAGTAACATAGTCTTTATACTTATTTCTTTCTTCTTTAGATATGTAAGAACCTTTCTTAACCTTAGCAATATATTGATCTGGATTATGAGAAGCAGTCCATTGTTTAAACTTAGCATAATCATGAGTACCTTCTTTATTCCAATCAGGTAATTCAGATTTTAACTGCTCAACATCAGCATTATATCTTTCTTTATCCTCTTCTGTAATCTTTACATCCCAATCTGTTCTATCATACTTCTTTTTAGTCCAGAACTCATGTTTATATTTATTAAGAAGTCTACCTGTAGGATTACCATCTTTATCTAATTGTAATACTGCATTGTAGTTTTTATATTTCTTTTGAAACTCTTTAAATACAGGAACTATTTTATCTTGGTATTTAGAAAAATCATCATTAGTTTTTAACTCAGCTTTTCTAATTACTGTTTGCATAGCTTGTAATTTAGGACTACTAGAATACATAGCAGATTCAAATGTAGATTCCATATTACCTACATCTTTGTTAGGTTGATTAAATACTTTACCTAAATCAACATTAGGATTAATATCAGTACCAAAGTAATAAGATAAAGTCTCTAATTTCTTTTTATCTAATTCATTATTTAAATCAATTGATTTTCTAACAATATCATCTAAGTTTTTATTTTCTTCAGCAAAAGCTTCATTATAAGTAATATAGTTTCTTATATTAGCATACCAAGATAAATATCTTTTAGTTTCATCTATATCATAAGCAGACATTCTTCCAGGTCTATTCATAATAGTTTCAATAGAAGCTAACTTATCTTTAGCTTGAGCAGTAATTATACTAACTGTATTTTCAGCTTTAATCTGTTTGATTTGATTATTTATATCTTCTACTTTAGCTTGTAATCCAGGATTCTTTGCATAATTAGGATTAGATTGAAACTTGTTTCTAATATCATATAATCTCTTTAAAGACTTTTCAATAATTCTTTCTTCTTTAGACTTAGGCATAACTGGTTTAGGATCTATATCATATAAAGGAGTTCCACCTTTAGTAAATACTCTAAGAACTCTTTTACCATTTTCCCAAGCTAAATCTATTTTAATATTATTATATTTAGAATTCTTTTCCATAGCAGATTTAATCCTATCAAAATGAGGAGCTGTTAGTGGTTTACCATCATATAAATGATACTTATTTAAGAACTCAGTTTTGGCATCTTTAGGAGCTAAATCATTCAATGAATCTGGATTTGTTAAAAGTTCTGAGAAACCCTCTTCAAATACCATATTACTTGGTATAGGAAACTCACTAAACATCTTGGCCATTTCTGGATTTCCATAACCATTAAGGTTTTTACCAGCTCCATTATAAGCAACTAAAAAGTCTTTATCAGGATGTTGATTAGCATATTCATAAAGCTTTTGTATTTGAGATACTATTCTTTCTCTAGACACACTAGGATGTTTATCTTTAGTTAAATCCTTAGTTACAATAGCATAGGATTGTCCTTGTGGACCTTCTGCTTGACCATACTTAGCACCTGCAAATCTAGATGCAAATAAAGCAGCTCCCATACCATGTCTACCTTGAGTATTACTACCAAATACAAATACTTGATTAGGTTCTAATTTAGTAATTTGTCCTTCATAAGTTTTTACTTGTGGTGTATTAGGAGTTTCTTCTTTAGTTTCTTCAACTGATTTCTCTCTACCACCTAAATCTAAAGTAGTATTATATAATGCATCATAGTCATTTTTATAAGATTCATTTAATCCAAGAAGATTAGCTACAGCTTTCCATAATTTATCCCAGAAGTTGTTATCTTTTAACTTAGCTACAAAATTCATATCTGTTAATCCAGCTACAAACTCATGTATATTAGTTAGTGGATAAAATTCTGATTTATTATCCATAAACCACATCTTATCTTCATCAGATACTTGTTGTCCATTTCTGAGTTTCTCAGTAATATCTTTAAACTTTTGTAATCCTTCTTGATCTGCAATTCTGTTATACTGATTAAATAATATTTTAATCTTATCTACAGATTTCTTATCTTCTGGAGACAACTTGTCATAATTATTTATTTTGTATGCTGTAATGGCATGAATCATCTCATGAAGTATAGTCTTACTAATAGAGTTAATAGGATCTGTTGATCTATTTAATGCATTATCAATATTAATTGATATTGTATTATTAACATATGATCCAGCAACTCCTTCTCTAGATAAATTTGTATCTATCTTTAGATTAGGAAAGTTAACTAATACTCTCTTTAAATCATTAGCAATATTAGCAAACTCCTTATTAGGACCATTAGCTATTGTAGTTAATGTAGATTCAGGATTATTATTATCTAAATTAAAGTGTTTAGTTAAGAAATTCTTATCTACAATTTGTACAGCTTTATCTGACTTAGTTAAATTATCATCTTGAGACTTATCTTCTTCTATCCTATTAGTGATTTCTCCTGGAATAGGAAGATTAGCTTGATTATTTTTAAAGATACTATATTGACCTTCTTTAGCTGAAGCATTATATTCATCTATACCATCAGCTCCAAGTAAATCTATTCTACTATAAGAGCTTCCTAAAGGAGTAGACTTACTTATTTTATAAAGCATAAAGTCTTTAGCTTCTCTATCATATACACTCATATAAGTAGGATATGTAAGATTACCATAACCATCTGGTACAAGATAACTACTTCTACCATCCATAGTAAATCCTTCTAATCTTTTATAATCATGTATATCCTTACTCTTTGGATCAAATGCAGAAGCTTTACTAGGATTATGTTGAAAGAATTGTTCTATAGCATTAGCTAATACATTAACTTGAGGGTCTCTAAGATTCTTATCTATTTCATGTAATTTATCACTAAATCCATGCTCTTCTAATATATCATAAGGAATGAACTTAGCAATAGAACTAGGTCCTTGCTTAGCTCCAGTAAGTACAAAATAATTTACTAAATCTTTAGCAAGTTGTTTTTCTTCCTCTGTACCTTTATGATACATTCTATAGTAAGATAACATTGCTTCACTAGTATCACTAGTATTGGCTGCTGGTGTATTTAAAGCTTCTAATCTAATAGGATCAGATGTGCCTTTACCTCTTCTTACAAGAAGTCTCTCACTCAGCATATTTTTTTTACCTGCGGGAGTTTGAGTATAAGCTTCCCATCTATTACCCAATGCTTGTGAACCAAATAGTAATCTATTTCTTTCTACATTAACATCTTCTATACCTAATAGATTGCTATGACTATATATGTAAGATTTGAAAGAATCATACATACTCTTTAAGTCCTTAGCATTGATTTCAGATCTATCAGCTTTACCCATTTCTTGAAGTACACTCTGAACATTAGATATGTAATCTCCAGTTTCATATGGAAGTATGTTAGAACCTATACCAAGAGCTTTATAAAGAACATCTGTAGCTTTACTAATAGTATTGTTTTGGAATAAATTCTCTGCATTAATAATATCAGAAGTGTACTTAACAATATCAATATTATTAGCTTTAACTTGTAAGTCTACAAATCTAGTACCTAATCCATTAGTATCAACATTAATAGCATTTTGTAGCATTCTAATAGACTTAGCCATATCCTTAATTTTAAGGAACTGATCTAAAATAGCTATTTGATTTTCATTAGTAGGATTTTTTAATTCCTCTTTTAATTCATCTATTGAGAATATATATTTAGAACTATTGTCTACTCCACCAGAAATGTATCCATGTAAACTTTCATCTTCTTTATTAGTTGTTGGATATTTTTCTATCTTAAGTTTTTGTAGAACTTCTAACTGTCTTTGAGCATTTGACTTAAATACAGGATTAGTTATATCATTAGCATTACTTAGCTCATTTACATAATCTCTAAGGATAGGTTGAGATAAGAAATAACCAATATGATTTTCATCAAATCCAGCTAATAGAATAGTACCAGCTACATCCATAGTTAATGGATTAATATTTAAATAACCAAGTAATTGTTCTTTAGCATTATCTACTGAAGCAGATTGTAAATATTGTACTACAGTAGAAGGAGATTTGTTTTCAATAAATCCTTTACCATATAACTTATTACCTCTAACTATCTTATTGTCAATTTTAAAATCAATTGATTTATCTGTTGGTAAAGCTAATTTAGCATCTTGAGCAGCTCTAATAAAGGTACTAAACAAAGAGAATATACCCCTACCTGCTATACCATCATTATTGTTTTTATGAAACTCATTTTGTTTGATAGTACTAAAGAAGTGATTATCTGAATCTAAATTCTGAATATACTTAATTTCATCAGCTAGTTTAGGTAAATCACCATAACCATTAGGTTCAAGAATCTTAGGAAGTAGATCTACATCCTTATATCTGTCTTCATAGTATTGTATAATAGAGTTATCTATTTGTTCATCACTAAATTTGGATATATCTGTATCTACAAGATTACCTTTTAAATCTCCATTCTCATCTACAGAAGTACCAGATTTAAAGTTACCTTCAATCTTAGAGAATTTATTACCATCAAATTTATAATGGTATCTGTACATAAATAATTTATCTACGTCAAAGTCAGAACCCATCTGAGCTACAATTTCAGCAGGAACAATAGCTAAATCTCCTACAGTCTTAGGTAAGAAACCTTTAACTTTAAAACTCATCATAGAGTTATAACCTTGTGTAGGAATTCTAATACCTATAGTAGTAAGTAAGTTCTCAGGTAACCTATCTGTATCTAATGTACCATCTTCTTTTAAGAATTTAGTCATATCAATAAGTTTACCATCTTTACCAGTAAACCAACTAGGTACTAATATTTCAGCTTGTAAAAGAACTGTACCATCTTCACTTTTTCTAATATAATTAAGTGTAGTATCATTTGGATTAACCCAAACAATACTATCTTTAGCTTGAGCATTCAATTGATCTAAAGTTCTTAATCTGCTAAATCCAGCAGAAGAACCTTGTATCTTACTAAATCCAGGAAGTTCAGATTTAATAACTCTATTAGTAAATAGACTATTTAGAATAGACTCTAATCTACTACTACTATTATTAAATCCTAAAGGTATTTTAAATCTTTGTACACCATCTACAGTTTCAATCTGTAAACCATATACATCATTTACATTATAATTTCTACTACTAGCTTCTTCAATTAGAATCTTTTGTAATTTACTAAGGTCCTTAATCTTAACGCTACTACCATCTGTTTCAGCTCCTATATCTTTTAATAATCCTTTAAGAGCTCTATTCATCTTCTCTATATGAAGATTTTCATATATTTGTTTAGCATCTTTACCAGATACAGGTGAATCAAATAAATGTAATGTATGGTCATCATCAACATCAAGAAGAATAAGTTTTCTACCTTGAGTACCTTCATTTACAGTAGAGTGACTCTCTGGACTATGATAAGGTACTTCTTGTTGTATTCTAAATCCATCCCTATCTAATGTAATAGCATTCTTAGATAAGTCTAAATCATCTCTAATAACACCCTGACTAGATTCAGTTTGTACTATGTTACTAATAGGTAAACCTAATTTAACACCAGACTCATATACAGCTCTATCTACTTTAGCTGTTTCCATAGCTACTCTAAGCTTATCTATTTCTAAACCTTTAGTAAGGGCTGGAATTAATGGGAAAGAAGATGTCTTAATATAGTACATTCTATCTATACCCATAGACTTATCTACCATAGTACCAGCATATACTGGTTTCATAGGTTGTAAGATTAAATCTATATCTGATTCATTAGAACCACCATCTATTAATCTTTTACCTGCCGCTTCAAGTTCTGGAGTTAATTTACCATAAGCTTTCATAACAGCTAAATGTTCAGCAAGAGTAGTATATTCTTGAGCATCTGCAGGATTCATATTTTTATAAGCTTCTGCTCTTTCTTTAATTACTTCTTGGTACTTATCAAATAGTTTAGAAGTATACTTTAAGTCTTTTAAGAATACAGTAGTATATTGAGGTTTATCAAATAAACCATCTAATCCAGGAGCAACATCTTTAGCTAACCTTTTATTATAGTTAATCCAAGTCTTATCTATATTACTTTTACCATGTAATGCTGGATCCCCTGATATTAATTGAGTATAGTTGAAGTGAGATATAAACTGATTAATAGCATACTCAGCAGCAAATGCAGCTAACTTATGTTTATCATCTGTAAAGTCTCCAAACTTCTTATCAAAAGATTTATCATAGAAAGGAGTATCTTTTTCTAATAGACCTAATTGTTTCCAGTATTTAACTTGTTTTCTAATTAAATCTTCAGTAAACTTCTGTATTTCTGGAGTAACAATTCTTTCTAATGTTTGAGCATCAATAGTTCTTAATCTGCCCTTTTCATCAAATAGTTCTTTATTCTTATTTAAGAAATCATAAACAAGGAATTTTTCTCCCATACCAAAGTGATATCCTTGTAATAGTCTATCTTGAAATTCAGGATTTTCTTGTTGAGATTGTACTTCTCTTATTCTGTTATATTCTGCAATAAATGGTGCATATAAAGCTCTTTTAGCTGCATCATTCTTTACTACTAAAGAACCTTCATTCAGTTTAACTGGAATTTTAGGAACTTCAATAACCATAGGAGTAGGTTTATCTGAATAGATTGGAGCTAAGAACATACTATTAGGTCTACCTTCATTTTGATAGTTAGATATTCTAGTAAATTCTTTCTCTTTATTATTCATCTTACTAAACACTTTATTAGGTTGATTAGTTTCATTACTTCCTAATGAGTCAAGTGGATGTATAACAAAGTTTTGTCTAAATGCTGGATCAGATACATATTTATTACCCCAAATAGAATTAGCAGCATAAGTTGTTGTTAACTTATTGTTAATAAATTGTAAACCCTTCTCTTCATTCTTCAGTCTATTAAAGAATTTAGATACCATAGTATTATTAGTAATAGAGTATCTAGGTTTACCATCTCCTCCTACATATGAAGATTCATATAAGAAAGGATTAGTAATATTCTCTAATCTAGCTAATTGAGTTAAAGCTCTGGTTTCAGATATAAATGGATTGTTTAATTCTAATTTACTATCTTCTTCTTCAGCTACATCACCAATTAAATTTTCAGTTGGAGTATAACCAGCAGATAGTCTTTTAAATATTAGTGATACATAATCTTTTAAGAAGTTTTCTGCACTAACTTTCTTACCATTTATTTTAGTACCTTTTTTAAGTAAGTTATCTATTGTGTTTATAGACAAGTTAATACCAATAGCATCTAAACCATTCTTTAATCTTTTAGCATTATCTGTATTCTTAGAATCAAATGTTTTCAAGAAGTTATTAAATGAGTCATTAAACTCTTTACCTCTTTTAGTATCAACTACATAATTACCATGACCATCATCTGTAACTACACTTGAATTCTTAAATTTATCATACCAACTATCCATCAAGATGTTATTAGCACCTTGTCTGTTAGTTCCAAATACTCTAATAGTTCTTCTTGCAGTCTTATCTGCATAACCTATTTTAACAGTTACTGGACTTCTTTGATCTTGAGAAAATGCTACTACAAACTGATTCTGAATAGATGTATCTGGATCATTCATAATAGTTTGAAGAATAGTAGAATACATAGGGTTATTAACAGCCAATTCTGTTATTGTAGGAATAATTTCATCAGCAGATAAACCAGTTAAAACTCCTTGTAAAGAAGTCCAAACTTTATCTAAATCCATCATTTCTCCAGTACCTAAGAAGTTAGCAACAGGTTCTAATTTACCATCAACTAATTCTACTTTAGGTATTAAAGATAACTTAAGTTTCAAATGAGCACTAGCTGTATCTTTAGTAGACTTCTGATCTACATCTAATGTATAGTCTCTTCTATAATCTGCTTCAGTACCAACAAAATTATCTTGAGGATGCTCATCATCTTCAATAGGTTGAATATCTGATTTATCATCTTCAGAAGGAATATCAGGAGTATTATTAACTACAAATGTTTTAGTTACTTTAACACCAATACCTTTTAAAGATTCAATAGTTTTTTCTTTAAATTTATCCCAATTATCATCAATATCTTTAAACTTTTGAATAAGATTATCATATTGATTATTTGTATTAATATCTGGATCAGAGTAAAATTCTCTACTATTATCCATAACATCTCTAGCATAATCAAATAAGTCATCTACTGTAGTATAACCTTCTTTCTTACCTTCTTCAATAGCCCAGATAATAGATTTAATAACTGTTCTTTGTTGACTATCTGAAAACTTATCTAAGTTAACAAATAGTTTATCCATAACAGAGAAGTTAGGATTTATAGGAGTAAGATCATATAATTTATTAGATATATTATAATCTATATTTTTAAATGGGGCTCTTTTTAAGTTATAAGCAACGTCTTCATTACTATTAGTTTCTTGAAAGGTAGGAAAAAGAAATCTTTTATCTAGTACTTTACCAGCATATGCAAATGACATTAACTCATCATGTACATCTGAATTATAATTGAACTCAGCTTCCTTATAAGCCCAAGCTATATTAGCAGCAGCTTTTATTTCAGTTTCACTTAATTCTGGATGGAGTTGTTTTAAAATATTAAGTAATATTTCCTGCTGACCTTTCCAGTTAGGACTATCTTTAAACTGTTCAGAAGCTGCTAGATGTTCAAATACATCCATCTTAATATTTCTAGATGGAAGATACTTAACTTCTCCTTCTGCATATGGTCTAATAAAAGGTTCACCAAATTGATCACTAGCAATAGTATTAACTAATCCAAGTACTTGTCTAGCATAAATAGCAACTGCATCTTTGTTACCTAATTTTTTTATATCCTCTTCTAAATTTTTAAATAAACTATTAGTTTCATCACTATTTAGAATAGGATTAAGATCATCTAATGGAATATCTTTAATAGGAAGTTTTGGAAGAACTGTTTTAGTTTTCTTTTTACTTTTTTCTTCAACTTCTATTGGTTTTTCTTCTTCTATAGTTGGTTTTGTTTCTTCTGTATTAGGTTCTTTAACCTCTTCATTATTATTAGAAGTGATTTGTTTAGTTTCTTTTTCTACACTATTAGATATACCTATAACTGGTTGAGCTGTAAAAGCATACTCATTACCATCTATATGTACTCTTCTTAAATTAGTAGTAACAGCAGAGTGTTCATCTAAATAATGTTGATAGCTGGGATTTTCTTTTTGTTGAATAACTCCATCATTATCTAAACTATAAGAGTAGTAAGGGTCTTTACTATTTAAATCTTTCAAACCAAAAGAGAAATACCTTTCAGCTAATTTATTAGCTAATTCATCTCTAGTAGCTTGATTATTAATAATATCATTTAAAGAATATTTATCTCCATCTAAACTACTCAAGTAAAGATTATCTTTAAATAATTTAAATACAGTATTAACTTGAGCATCTGATTTAGAAGAACTATACATAATTCTATTAATAAAATCAGTTACATCTTTAAAGTTATTAAAGTTAAACTCTGATATATTATTTATAGATTGTTTTTCTTTATCAGTTAAATTATCTTTCTTAGCAAATAATTTAATAGCTTCTACAATAGTCTTAGCATTACTTAATCCTATTTTATTAACTTTCATAGGATAAGCTATGTAAGAACCTTCTTTACTACTTGGAACAATAGAATACATAAATCCATTATGTAAAGTATCTGGGTTAATTATTTCTCCATCACTAAAGCTATTACCAGAAGTGTCTGTGTATAAATCACCTGCATCAGCAGCTATATCAGTATTAACCACTCTAACAATACCTAACTTAACTCTATCAGCTAATTTAGTACCATCTCCTAAAGCTTTGAATAAACTTTTCTGGTTTTCAAATTTATCAGAGATTAAATAACCTGGAGATTTAGAAGTAATAGAACCTTTAAATTTACCATCTTTGTTATCAAATATAAATTGTCTTAAAGTTAAATTATCAGCTAAAGCCTGTTCTTTAAATTCATCTGCTACTCTTTTCTTTATATTGCTTTGAGTAGGAATATATGAAATTATTTTACCTTCCTCATTTTTAATAGCAATAGGAAATTCATTAACATCATTAATAACATTTGTATATTTGTTGTCTCCAAACTCTTGAGTTCCTCTTTCATTCATCTCAGCAAAAGTAGGTACTTCAATAGAAACATTGTCTCCTACTTTATAATGATTTGCAGAGAATAACTTTGGATCAACAAATTTGTTAACTTCTACATTTCCTTTGTCATCAAATGTATCATATATCTTTCCAGTAATGGAATTAGAATCTTCATCATAGTTTCCTATTTCAACTTTATCAATAGCTAAGTAAGCCATAGCATTACCTATAGTTCTTTTAGTATCTAAACTAATGATATTAACTTCACTATCTATATGATTAAAATGTTCTAATGAAACTTGTTTTACTAATTGATGTTCAGGACTAGTAATTAAATCTCTATTAGCTTTTAAATCTTTATTCTTTTCAATAGTAACTACAGCTGTTTCTTCTGGAGTTAATACTTCTGTACTAGACTCATTTGTAGCCTCTACAGGAGACTTTTCTACTTGAGTAGTATTAGTATCTACTGAAGTATTATTAGTTGATTGTGAGGCTTCTTTAGTAGGTGTAGAAGGGATTTCTTCTTCATCATCCCAATCTTTAGTAGCACCATTACCTATAGGTTCATCTGTTTGAACATTCTGAGCTTTAGTTAAAGTCTCTTTAATGTTCTTTTTCTTAGTATCTTCTTCAGCTTTATCTTTAATATCTTTTAACTTATCTTGAACTTCAGCTTGCTGTTTATCTTTAATAAGCTGTTGAGCTTGTTCAAACTGTCTTTGACCTTCTTGAGTAAATAGATGATTATATACGTCTAAGTAATCTTGTCTTTTTTGTCTAAGCTTCTGAGTATCTTGAAGTAATTGAACAATCTTATCACCATTTAAAACAGCAGCTGTAGGATTAACTTTTTGCAAGTTCTCCCAAGCCATTTGTTCTGGAGATTTTAATTCTGATTTATTTTTTAATTCTGCTTGATATTGAGATTTTTCAGCAGGAGTAGTGTCAGGATGATCTATTAATTTCTTTAATGTATCAATTTCTAAGCCTAATTGACTTGAAGGAATATCAGAAGAATATCTTAAGTTAGTAATAACTCCATCAGACAATTGAGCTAATTGCTCATTCATCTGTTTTTCCCTAACATCTAAATTCTTAGCAGCAGCAATAGAATGAACTAAGTGATCTCTTAAATCATCATTATCTCCTCTATATACATCATCAGCTATCTTCATAGCTTGTTTTGTATTCTCTGCTCTAGCTAAAAACTGATTAGTAGTATCTAACTGGAATTTAATCTTCTCCATATCAGTTGCTTTATCAGCAGCTTCATCTCCTTTAAAACTAGAATAGAATTCATCTGGAGATAATTTCTTCATATGATCTACTTCATCTAGTAAGTCTTGATACAGATTATTTTTTATTCTACTACTTACATAACTATGGATTTGATCATCCTTAGCATTCTGAAAATTAAATATATCTCCAGCAGCAAGAGCAGCATCTTGGTCTTTTTGTAAACTATGGTTTTCTACTAAAGTATCATAGTTAGCTTTAGCAGTTTTGAAGTAATTAGTATGTTGATTAAGGTCATTAAGTACTTTACCTATCTTACGTTCCTCTTCAGCTCTTTCATCAAAGCTTCCTTTAACACCACCAGTCCATAAAGGTAATTTTTCTTTACCTATTACATTACCATTAGCATCTGTAACATCTTTAAAACCATATTTACCTAAAGGATTATTCTCACCTAATGGAGATAAAATACCTCTTCCTGGAGCCCCTAAAGCACCTATAATCATACCCATACCTATATTATTCCAACCTTCTTTAGTTGTATAGGTTTCAGCAAGTTTCTGTGCAAATGTAGTTAATAAATCACTGGTATTAGCCTTAGCTTCTTCATCATTCTTTCTATCCCAAAATTCTCTAGCAGTATTAGAAATAGTACCTTGTATACCAAACTTAGTAGATTCTTCAAATGGTTTAGTAAGACCTGTAGTTATATTATCTAATATAGAATGTTTACCATTATTAGCTAATTTAAATAGACCACTTTCAGCATCTTTTACTATAGCACCTTCAGCAATTTTAGATGTTTCATGACCTAATCCAAATAGTTTAGGAAATAATAGTAAGTTAGTACCACCTACTAAAGCTAAGTTACCTAAGTAAGTAAATAAACCTGCTTTAGATAATCTATCATCTATATCATCTTTAACAGATTGAGGCATATCCTCTCCAGGATGTTGCTTTTGATAATCATCAATCATCTTCTCTCTAAGTTCCATAGTAGCTTGTCTAGCTTCTACTATACCTTCATAAGAAGCACCCATAGCCAAGTGTTTAATACTTGTACCTAAGTCTCCTGCAAGAGAAATTCCTTTTGTAGCTAATGAAGTTAATTGTGCTGTTGCTTCTGATGCTTCTGCTCCTTCACTTAAATATTTCATAAACTTAAGTGCTCTTGGAACTAATGTTTCAGAACCTAATCCAGAAGTAGCAATTTCAGATAATACAGCTCCTGCCATGAAACTGGCTGTATCAGTTGCTTCATCTGTAAATTGGGTAGGATGGAGAAATAACTTCTGTAAGATATTATCATCCTTATAATCTGCGCTCTTATATACATGGAAGATATCATCTAATTTCTTATTACCAGAATCTACTGCATTAATAAATGAATTATCCCAAATCTTAGTAATATCTCCTTGTGCTATAGCATCACCAACACCATATACAGTACCTGCAATATTACCAACTGTAGATAAGAATGTCTTACCTAAAAATTTAGCTGTAGCATCTCCTAAAGCACCAATAGTACTTTGATTTTGAGCCCTTTCATCTTCTAAATTTGGAATATCTGATTCATAAACACTCTTATCATCCAAGTCACTAGGTTGATACTGATTACCTACATAATCAGCTGTACCTGTATCTGCAATTCTAGGAGTCTCAGAATAAGACTTAGAAAGATTAGGAATGCTAGATGGATCTACACTACCATATGAACTAAGAGGTAGGTTATTACTATCCAAGGGAGCTTGAGGGTCTACATACCTTGAAGATTTCTTAGCCATATTTTAGTCTCCTTTTATTTTATTGTTATTAACTATTTCTGTAAATAGTGATGTCTTTTCTTCATTTTCTATTCTAGAAAGAGGAATTGGAATTGGTTTACCTACATCTCTTCCTGTCTTAGGATCTACTTCTTGGAATATTCCTCCTCCTGCAAGCTTACCATTTTGATTCTGTTTAAATGGAATCATTCTACCTACATGACCAGCAATAGCATAAGGAATGGGTTCTTGGTTAGGATTAGTTAAAATAGTTTGTGGTTTTCCACCTACATTAACTTTAACTTCTTGTAAATTCTTTGGATCAAAATCTTGTATATAGTTTTCTATTGATTTACTTCCAGTAAATTTCTGTTGAATCTGATCTGGTAGTGGTGAATAATAATTAGTACCTTTATTACTAAACTGAGTAAATCCATTTAATGGTCCTAATGTTTTAGGACTAATACCAGCGATTTGAATATTTTTAACTTCATTATCTTTAGTATTATCTGAACTACTTGAAGTTTGAATTTCATCTAATTCTTTTGGATCTGTCACTTTAGCTAATTGACCATTTGTTAATTTATATACTTCTCCAGTACTAATTTGTCTTCTAGCAACATCTGCCATAACATCATTTAATTTTTTATTATCAGTACTAGTTACTTTATAATTAGCTCTATCAAAATCACTAATTAAATTTTTATACTCAGTTAAAACTTGTTTAGCTGTACCATGACCTGGGGAATAACCTAATAGTTTTCTAGCAGTAGCTAAAGTATTAACTTCATTTTCATCATAACCTCCTGGAACTTGAAGTTTAGTATTTGCAGATCCTATACCTAAAGAAGACAATCCTGATTTATTACTAGAATAATCTACTGGAACAGCATCTTTGAATTTAGCTCTATTTTCAGGTGTATCTTCTATAAATCTAGAACCATGATTTAAATTACCTTTATCATCTAAACCATCTAGAATTTTCTGTACTTGTAAACTTAATTGTGAATTAGGTGTACTTTGATCTTGACCATCTGATCCCTTTCCTGTTGGGGTTATAGCTTTGCTATAATCAAGTAATTGAAAAGGAGGAGTAGAAGTACCTAATAAAGCTTTCTTTTTGTCTTCTTCTTCTTTATTAAACTTCCATTTTTCCCAATCTAATTTTTGTTGTTCCATATATAATGGATCGTTAGATTGTTGTAAATAGCCCATACCAGCATCTATATGATTTTTAACCTTAGCAATTGCTTGGTCATCATTTAATCCTTGCTGTTTATAATAATTAATACCTTCTTGTACATCTTGACTATTAGTGTTAAGAGTACCATCTTGGTTATAATAAGATTGACGTACAGTATTTAATGCATCTATATTAGACATATGTCTACCATCAGACTTCATAATATGCTCTTTATCTTTAAATGCATTATTAATATTCTGATCAAAGTTAGTAGCTCTCAAATCTCCAGGATTAGATAAGAAATTACCTTGAGAGTCTTTTCCTGTAAAATTAGGATTAGAATCTATGTACTTAATACCTTTAGCATCTAATTCATCTTTGATGCTTTGTTTCTTCTTTAAAGCTTCATTAGCTGACTTAATAACTTGAAGTCTAGGATCAGCAGCAAATTGCATATTTAATCTTCTTGCTTCTTGTTCATACATAGGATCAGAAGTATTACCATGATACTTATCAAGTAAAGCACCTTGTTGGGATCTATAGTCATTAGCAAATTGATTTATAAAGTCTTTATGAGCAGGAGCTAAAGCTTCAGCACTAGATAATCCAGTTTGAACTTGATCATTCTGAGCTTGAGCTAAATCTCCCCTTGATTGAATTGCTTGTGCTGCTTGGTACATAGATTGTAATGGAAGAGGAACATATTGCTCTAATGTATTATTTACAGGCGAGCTATACTCATTAATCATTTATAAACCTCCATTTAAATCCACCAGAAGTTTTTAATATTCCATGACAAACCATACTTATTCCAGTTCTATCTGTATTAGTTTCTCTTGAAGCCTGACTTATAGATCTGAATATATTTACAATATTATTG